GCGATGCCGAAATTGCCGACCTGCGCGCCGCCCTCATCGCCACGGGAGCGAACCTACACACGGCAGTTCGAGAAGCGTGGCGGGCCAACGCGAAGGCTTCTGCCCTTGCTGGCCGTGAGGCTGCACCGCTGGATGACGATGAAGCAACGCGCCTGCGCCGTGTGGTTCGGCTGCTGGGCATGGAGCGCGAGGTCCCCGAGGATGATGCCACGTTGCGTGGTGCGCTGTTTGCAGTTCTCGGGCAGATCGCACGCAAGCTGGAGACCCGCGCCGCACTCGCCCAGCCAGCAGCGCCTGTAGTGGACGGGGAGCTGCCGCCGCTGCCACCGATGGACTGCACTTATGCGGACCATTCGTATCCGGCTTACAAGTGCAAAACTGTTGAAAAGCTCTACAGCGACTTGGCCGCATGTGTCGCCGCCGCTCGCAGCGCACCAGTGGGCGTGCCGGAGCGAGATACGAAGGACGCCGCACGTTATCGATGGCTGCGCGATGGCGCGTGGCACAACAGCACGCACCCCGAAATCAAGGAGCACCTGATTGCGCATGTGAACCGGGCAGCGCTGGATGCCGCAATTGATGCTGCCATCGCCGCCGCCCCATCGCACACCGAGCCAGCAGGCGGGAAGGATGCCCAATGATCCGCGCCCTGCTCAACCTCTGGGCGGCCGTGGCCCAAATCTGGCGCGATGCGCCGTACTGCAGCGGCGACTGCGGCCAGTCGGACCGGCCGTGCAACTGCGAGACGGGGCGCCGATGAACTTGGAGTATCCGCTGACCCAGAGGCGGTTGGCGCGCATCCTGGAGGTCCTGAAAACCGAGGACATGAACATCCACGAGGTCGCGCTGGCGCTGCCGCTGTCGGTGCGCTGGACCAAGCCGTATCTCGACCACCTGGCGGACGGCACGCGCGCGCACGTGGTCCGCTGGGAGCCGTTTGGCGCGAACAACACGCCGATCGCCGTGTACCGCGGCGGGCCCGGAGAGAACGTGCCGAAGCCGGAGCCGAAGCCGGGCGCGCAGAAGGCCAAGGAGTTCCGTCGACGGCTGCGGCGCGACCCGCTGCGGCGCGACCTCTACCTGGTCAAGCGGCGCGCGCGCGAGCGGAAGGTGAAGCCTGACCCGCTGGTGGTGGCGCTGTTCGGCATGGAAAAAGCAGCGGCCTGAGCGAGCGCCGCCCAAAACGCCGCGGTCCGGTTCAGTACCGCTGCGGAGGGGAATCCGCGAAGAACCCCATGTGAAGATTATTGTCCAGGTCGGTTCGACTGGAATTGATTTGGAGCAGACTGGCGCCCGGCGCCGACGAAGATATGGCAGGCAACTCGAAACCCAGAAAGAAAAGGACTAGGCGCGCCACGCCGGCAATTCCGGTGCTGATCGCCACCGATCCGGAGCAGAACCGCAACCTGAAACTGATCCCGCACCAGGAGCTGGCCGAGATCCGCGAGGGCCGCGGCACCGAGACCAGCTGGCACACGGTCACCGCGCGCCTGAATTTCGGCAGCGTGCTGGCGATGCGGCACGAGTTCAGCGAGGATCCTAAGCCAGTGATGAGGGCAGCGCTTGATGCCGTGCGCGCGCTCAAGGCCCGGCACGAGTCGAGCGGTCGCTACGTGCTGACAGGCGACGAACTCCGGGCGATCGGCGCCGGCCTGACGATGACGGATGACCTGCAGGACGCCACCACGCGGCGGCAGCACCGCGACGCACTGCGCATCGTGATGGCCGCCGCGACCGAATAACCAGACCAGCAATCAGGTGCTCAGCGCAGTCGCGCCGCTGGGATCACACCAATTTTTCAAGCGCGGCAAATTATTGGGCGCTCATAGGGCGCAGAAAGTATAAAAAATGGATCATTTCACCACCAAGAGCAGCGGCCATCTCACCGGCATGATGCAGGCCAGCGCCATGCCGGCCGCGCAACCTGAAATCAGCGAATTCGAGCGCGAGAGCCAGTCCGTCGAGGCACAGCTCGGGTACCTCGAAGAGCGCATCCAGGTGCTCAATCGTCGTCTGCAGCCTGTGATCGCGCGAGAAGTGACCGGCGACGCTGGCACCGACAGGGCTTGTCCATCGCCGTCGTCAGAAGTTGGTTCCCAGCTGCGCGGCTACAGCAACCGCATTGAGTCCGCCGCCGAAACCGTGAACTACCTGCTGAACCAGCTGGTGCTGCCGTAACCAGGGCCCGTCCATCTCCACCAAGCCGCGCCCGGCAACCGGCGCGGCTTTTTTGTGCCCAGTATCAGCGAGTATCAATGAGTCTCACCAGTCTCAATGGTCGTGAGGGTATTTTGAGACCTGTATTGAGACTGCGCGAGACCGCATGCCCCGCCCAAAGGAAGAACAACGAGACGAGATCATCGCCGCCATCCGCCAGCACCTGCTGCTGGTCGGCCCGCGCGACTACGACCAGCTGATGGCCAAGTACCCTGGCGTCAGCCGGCCGACGTTCTTCCGTTACCTGAAGAAGGCCCGGGAGCTCGAGGAGGCTGCCGCCGCGGCGCAGAGCCCGGGCGCGCTCAAGATGGCGCAGCAGCGGATCCGCGCCAACGTCGAGCCGGCCGAGAAGGTGCAGGCGAAGATCAAAGCGCACCTGCCGGCCGCGCCGTCGCCGGCCGTGGTGGCGGCTGACCCGGCCAACTCGGCGCGTGCGTTCCAGTTCTTCGCCTTCTTTAACTCGATCGTCACCGATGCCGAGCTGCTGCGCGGCACTGCCGTGACCCGCAACGACGACGGCACCGAGAAGGTCCGAAACCCGGCCATGCTCGAGAAGAGCATGCGCGGGCGCCTGGCGATCCTGGACACGTACCTGCACAGCGTCGAGACCGTCTACAACATGGAGCGCATCCGCGAGCTGTACGACCTGGTGATCGAGGAGGTCGGCAAGGCCTCGCCGGACATCCAGATGGCGGTGCTGGCGCGCCTGCGTGAGCTCGACAATAAGCGCGGCTTGACGATGAACGGATCGGTCTGATGGCGTTCGGCCGCAAGAAGCCTGCCGGCAAGCAGCCGGACCCGTTCGGCTCGATCGGCGAGCTGGTCGCCCGGCTGGAGGCGCGCACCGGGTTCCGCGTCGACACCAGCGAGATCGGCGACAAGTCGTTCATCGAGTGGTGCGAGTACCTGGCGACGAAGGGCCTCAAGGTGGACGGCAAGCCGTTCCGCTTGGACGACCGGCCGGCGCTGCGCCCGATCTACGAGGCCATCCCCAGCACCCGCGAGGAGGCCAAGGACGCGATGCTGATCGCCATGAAGGCGACCCAGCTGGGCCTGACCGTCTGGGAGGTCCTGGCCAACATCTACATGGCCACGAAGTGGGAGCCGGTGTCGATCGGCATGTTCATGCCGTCGATGACGACCGCCATCCACAAGTCCGAGCACCGCTTCATGCGCATGGTCCGCTCGGCGCCCGACCTGTACAAGCTGCTGGTCAACGGGCGCGACGCCGAGGGCAACGCCCAGAAGGTGGGCGAGGGCAACGTCCTGACCCGTAAGGTCGGCGAGTCGCTGCTGCTATTCCTCTGGACCACCGGCAAGGTGACCACCGAATCGGTGCCGATGGACGTCGTCACGCTGGACGAGGTGCAGGAGATGGCGCTGGACCACATCGACAAGGTCCGGGCCCGTATGGGCGACTCGGAGGTCGCCTTCACGCTGATGCTGTCCACAGCCAACATGCCGGACCTGGACATCCATTTCTGGTATCTCGAGGGCACGCAAGAGGTCTGGCACACCGAGTGCCCGCACTGCAAGGCCATGTCGGACCTGTCGGACCCGGCCGGCGTCTTCCCGGACAAGTCGATCGGCTACAACACCGGCCAGCACGCCGGCGCGCCGATGAACGAGTACGTCTGGACCTGCCCGAGCTGCAAGGGATGGATCGAGGATCCGCAGATCGGCCGCTACATTGTCACCAACCCGGGCGCGAACCCGAAGCACCGCAGTTTCCTGCTGCCGCGCACAATCAGCCCGAAGATGACCCCGCGGAAGATGATCGAGGCCTGGCGCCGGGCGAAGACCGGCAACCAGAAGAAGAGCTTCTACAACCGGACCCTGGCGCGGCCGTACATCGACGCCGACCAGCTGCCGGTGACCATGGCACATTGTATTGCCGCCATGCAGGCCGGCATCGCCGCCGGCATCCAGTGGGAGACGAAGCACGACCGCGTCAGCAGCTATTTCATGGGCATCGACCAGATGGGCAGCTTCAACGCCGTCATCGTCAAGAAGCGCCTGCCCAACGGGCAGCAGGCCGTCGTGCACGTGGAGGCTGTATTCGACAATGACCCGTTCGAGCGCTGCAGCGAGCTCATGGGCATCTTCAAGGTCTCCGTCTGCGTGGTCGAGCAGCTGCCGAACGTGAACGACGCGCGCCGGTTCGCGAACCGCCACCCGGGCCGCGTGTTCCTGGCCGGCTACGCGGACCTGCGCGACGACCAGATGGTCTGGGGCGACGACCTATCGAAGTCGGACCGGCGCACCAGCGAAGAGGACCGATCGCGCTACACTGTCACGCTGAACCAGTACAAGTGCATGCAGACATCGCTGTACCGCATCCGCGACGGTCACTGCATTTTCCCGAACGCCGACGACCTGGTGCAGGAGGTGGTCGAGAACGGCGAGCGCAAGCGGATCCCGCTGCTGCGCGACTGGGTTTTCGTCCACTACACGAAGACGGCGCTGGTGGTCGACGACGGCTCGGAGACCGTGAGCGGCAAGCCGAAAAAGGACATCGAGGCGCGCAAGCTGCGCATGAAGGTGCTCAAGGTCGGCATCGACCCGCACTACAGTTACGCGAACATGCTGTGCGACGTCGCCTGGGCGCGATCGCACGGCACGACATCCTTCATCCTGCCCGACACCGCCGCTACAGGAGCGCCCGTGATCCAACCCGAAGACATCGGCGCCGCGCCGGTCATCAACGCCGTGCACGAGCTGCGCCAGGAGCTGACCGGCGACCGCTGCGGCGGCTGCGCGAACTACGACGAGACCGACAACATGTGCATGGAACGCTGGTTCAAGGTGCGGGCTGAGGACCTGGGCTGCCCGATGTTCATCCGGGCCGAGTCGTGATGCCAGACTGAGGGCTCTTTGGCAGGGACCTATTGACCCGATCAACCAGCCTGGAGGCGAGATGATGAAGAGCGAAGGCATCGGCGGCGCTTAAGCGCCCGAACAGCGCCCGGCATGCGCCAGCAGTCGGGCGTTTTCCTTTCTGGGCAGGGACTTGCGCGCGCAGATGCCCAGATGGGCTATCAGGGTGTCAGGCCTCCAAACTCGCGCTCAAGATCAGCATCAGAGATACCCATCTGGTCGCAATATCCTTTGCAGTAGCGCTTCCCATTCCACCCACAAGGGAATGCAGTTTTAACCCGCTCTGAATGTGGCCATTGCTGGATGTCTAGCGATTCAGAGTCTGGTTCAAAATGTGCTGAGGGGCAGTTCCGGCAAGCAACCTTATGGCGGCGCGGCTCTGCGGGTTGATCGTCATAGATTGGTGCAAGGATCTTTATTTGTTTGGACTTCATAGAGATCGGCTTCAGCATCCAGCGTTGACTCAGCATCTGGGTGTCACAGCGTCTTGTAATTCGTCATCCAGTTCTCGAACTGCTGCTTCGCGTGGACGGTCTGAAAGTACGCCATCTCGCCCTCGATCCAGCCGCCGAGCTCAGCAACCTTCTTGCGGAACACGTCGAACGGGATACCGGGCTGATCGCTCTCGGCGGCCTGCGCCCGGCTGATTGCTTCGCGGATTGCGGCCGTCAGCTTTGACGCCACGCCTTGCGGAACCACGCGGAGGCTCGGATAGGCCTCGACGAAGATGAGCTCTGAATTCGGGTACGTGCTGACGTAATACGACTTCGCGGGTTTAGAGCCGACCGCCGGGAAGTCAACAATCCAACGGGTCTTGCAGTTGGCGACATAGTCGATGCGTGCCGACGGAATCGGGCCAGCTAATACTTTTTCCAGCGAGGCAGTGGCATTCATAAACCCTCCAGTAGAATTGATCTGATGTACACAGTGTATCAGAAATGATTAAGCTGGTGTGTTGTTTTTACGCTGCGAACAGGTCTGCTTGCGCTACCGCTGCACTTGCTTTCGCCTCAGCCTCATCGCGCGCCTTGATGGCGGCCGCCAGGCGATCGTTGGCCACGTGGATATAGTCCGGATTGAGCTCGGTTCCGACGTACTGCCGACCGTGCTGGATCGCGACGGCGCCCGTAGTGCCGCTTCCGTTGAATGGGTCGAGCACGGTGTCTCCTGGCCGGCTGCCGGCGAGAATGCACGGCTCGACCAGGTCGGGAGGGAACACGGCGAAGTGCGCGCCTTTGAACGGCCTGGTGTTGATGTTCCAGACGCTGCGCCTGTTGCGCGTGTCGCTGCCAGTAAAAACGCTGCCGTCGCTGTGCATCGTGGTGGCGCCGGTGTGCTTGTTGCCGCCGATGCGGTCGGCGCGCACGCGTCCAGCCTGAACGGCCGGCTCCTGGAACGCTTCGCTGTTGAACAGATACTTCTGCTTCTTCGCCAGCAGGAACAGATACTCGTGGGACGTCGTGCACCGGTCCGTCACCGGTTGTGGCATGGCGTTCGGCTTGTTCCAGACGATGTCCTGACGCAGCACCCAGCCGTCGTCCTGGAGAGCGATCGCCAGGCGTGCCGGCACCATCAGCAGCTGCTTGCCCTTGCCGTAGCTGTCGCCGATGTTGATCCAGAGTGTCCCGTCGTCCGCGAGCACCCGGCGCACCTCCCTGAACACGTCGACCAGCTTCGATACGAATTCCGCCGGCGACTGCTCAAGCCCGATCTGTCCATCGTGGCCGTAGTCGCGCAAGCCAAAATACGGCGGAGAGGTGACACACATCTGCGCCGACTTATCCTGCAGCTCCTTCATCCTGGTAATGCAATCGCCGATGAGCACCTGCGCGCCCGGCAAAATGAGATCGTTCATAAGGTAGTGCCAGGTTGTTTCCCGGCTGTTGAGGTTGATGTCACGTATTATAATTGATTAACAGCAAGCTGTGTAAAGGAATGATCTTGCGGGATGTGGCGTGTTGCTTTCGCGCCATGCGGCTGCGCGCGCCTGCGCCCTATCGGCGCCCGAACACCATCGCGTTCTGGCGAGCTCATAGGAGAAACCGCGCCAGCTCCACCAGATTCAGCATCTGGGTGTCAGGCGGCCTTCGCTGGCATGGCGAGCTCGTAAGCTGCCGCGATCCTAGCCTCCGCCGTCGCGAAGTGTGCAGGATCATCCTCCATGCCGATGAACTGGCGGCCAGTGCGCGCGCATGCGGCGCCGGTTGTGCCGCTGCCCATGGTGAAGTCCAGCACCACCTGGCCGGGATTCGTGTAGGTCAGCACCAGGTATTCCATCAGCGCCAACGGCTTCTGGGTCGGGTGCAGCTTGCTGCGCTGCTTGTCGCTTGAGAAGAACTGGACGCTGCGCGGGTAGCGGCTGGTCGAGTCGTACACCGTCAGCTGCTTTCCTTCACCGTAGCACTCGCTGCCGACCGTCTTGCGCTTCGTGGTCTTGCGGGCGTGGCCGTGCGTCATCTGCGGGTTGTACGTCGGCGAGCCAGCGCAGAACACGAGCACCGACTCGTGCGCGCGGAGAGGCGCCCGCTTCGCATTCAGGAAGCCGCTGGCGTTCCCCTTCTCCCATACCCAGTCGTGCCGGAACCATCGTGGATTGCTCATCACCAGGGCGCTGGTGAATGGCTGGCTGGCGGTGAACACGATGGCGCCGCCCGGCTTCACGATGCGGCGCAACTGCTCCCACATCTGTTCGAGGTCGATCACGGAATCCCATGCGTTGCGAGTTGTGCCGTAGGGTGGGTCGGCAATTACCGCGTCGACGCTGGCGGCCGGCATGGTGCGCATCACATCGAGGCAGTCGCCAAGATGCAGGGTATAGGGTCTCGTCATAGAAAGTAGTGGAACGTCACGCCCGGCGCGCGGCCGGAGAAAACGCGTGTAATTCAGTGAACTGCGCCCGATCGGCGCCCCAATTCGCATTGTGATGCGTCAAGGCATTGTATCAGAAAAGATAAATCCAATGGGCAACCTGACTTTAAGTCTGGGCCTCAACATTACGTAATGTCGCCGCCAGGCGACGGCGCAGGGTCGTGACCGAACAGTGAAGGCTCCACAACCAAGGAGCCGACATGCGCCGCTACCACTGGAGGCCGGACCTCCCCGATCACCGCGACTTTCTATATTCCCTGCACCAGCCGGCCGCGACCGCGCTGCCGCAGCAGGTTGACCTGCGCGCGCACTGCCCGCCGGTCGTCGACCAGGGCCAGCTCGGCAGCTGCACCGCGAACGCGCTGGCCGGCGCCATGGGCTTCATCCATCCCGGCGCGCCGGCGTTCTCGCGCCTGTTCGTCTACTACAACGAGCGCGCGATCGAGGGCACGATCGGCCAGGACGCGGGCGCCATGATCCGCGACGGCGTCAAGTCGCTGGCCAACCAGGGTGTCTGCCCGGAGACCGACTGCCCGTACAACATCGCCCGCTTCACCCGCAAGCCGACCAAGAAGGCCTACAGCGACGCGCTCAAGACGAAGGCCACGTCCTACCTGCGCCTGGTCACGCTCGACGACATGCTGCAGTGCCTGGCGGCCGGCTTCCCGTTCGTGTTCGGCTTCACGGTCTACGATGCGTTCGAGTCCGAGGCCGTGGCCAAGACCGGCGTGCTGAACATGCCGGGCAAGGGCGAAAAGGTCCTCGGCGGGCACGCGGTGATGGCGGTCGGTTACGACATGGCGGCGCGCCGGCTGATCGTGCGCAACAGCTGGGGCGCCGACTGGGGTCAGGCGGGCTACTTCACCATGCCGTTCGACTACATCACGCACCGCGGCCTGTCCGACGACTTCTGGACGCTGCGCGCCTGATCCCAGGTAAGGCCATGGCGCCGTCGTGAACCGATACTGGCGCCATGGCCATCCTCTTCCTGAAAGCCCGCGACCGGGGCGACACCGATACCGGCGACATGTTCGGCACGCACGTGGAGCAGCGCACGCGCAAGGACGGCGTGACGCAGGGTTACCGCGTGAAGGCGAAGGACCTGCCGCCGAACCGATTCAAGGGCATGGACCCGGTCAAGGCGACGCCGGATATGTTTGCCGGGCCGCCGCAGTCGCCGGCTCCAACGCCTGCGCCTGCGGCCGAGCCCGCTATCCCTGACGGCCACAGCAAGAAGTTCTACGTGACCATGATCCGCGACCCAGGCCCGCGTCAGCGCGTGGCGCGCCTGGCCGGCCCGTTCGACGAGCACGAGCACGCGCTGGCGCACGTCGAGCCGGCGCGCAAGCTGGCCGTGGAGGTCGACCCGCGCGCGCATTTCGATGCGTTCGGCACGGCTGGCGTCACCGCGGCCGAGCACCGGCCTGGTGTGCTGAATGAGCGGCTGGGGATTGGCGCGCCTGCCGCCGACCCTGATGCCGCGCTGCTCGACGGCTTCCCGCAAGGTTCCCACTTCATCGCCGGCAAGGGCATACTCGGATCCGGCAAGTGGGCCGTGGCTGGCCCGGACGGGCGCATGATCGGCAACCTGATGGCCACCAAGCGCGACGCGGCCCAGGAGGCGCGCGGTTTCCTGCGCTCGCGCGAGCTGGCTGCCGCCGCGGCAAAGGAACTCGAGGAGCACTACGCGCACATCGCCGACAAGCTGCGCGCCGGCAAGGACCTTACCGACGTCGACCTCAAGGCGCTGGGCCTGAAACCTGGCCGGGCGCGGTTCGACTACCTCTCGCCGGTCGTCCAGCGCCTGTTCGGCATAAGCCGCGCCAAGGTGCGCGCCGCGATGGGGGACGCGCTGTCGCAATCGTTCAGCGACATGGGCACGCCGAGCTGGTGGGCGAACCCGCGCAAGGCGCTGGCCAATGCGGCAGCGTACGCTAGCGGTGCCACGCCGGCTCTCACCAAAGCGCTGTTCCTCCGCCGCCCATGAGCCCGATCGCCTGGTGGTTCCTCTGGCTGGGCCTGTTCACGACGCCGCGTACAGAGAGACAACGACAAGACACTTCGCTGCCAGCATCCACTTTGCCAGAACGGACAGCAGCAGAGCCGTAAACCCGCTGCGCAGGGTTTCCCGATAACGCGCTGGCGTCATGCCGGTGACGTCCTTGAAGCACGTGCTGAAATGCGACTGGCTGGCGAAGCCGCAGTTCAGTGCGATCTGGACCAACGATAGGGTGGAATCCGCCAGCCTAACCTTGGCCACATCCACCCGGCGCGCCATCATATAACGCATCGGCGTCTCACCGGTCGCAGCCTTGAACGCCCGTGAGAATTGCGACTGGCTCAGGTTGACCAAGTCAGCGAGCTCGGAGGCGCGCACGGCACGACCGAGGTGACGATTGATGTAGGCGTCAATCTCGCCGACCTGTTGCTCGGTGAGTTGGGCCTTGCGGGTCGGATACTGCTCCACCTTGGCGCAAAGGATCCGCAACACCCGCGTGACGATCGAGTTGATCAGCGCATCGACCAGCGGCGGCAGCGTCTTTGGAGGCGATTCTAACGCCACCTCCTTCAGCAGCGAGATCGCGTAGCCCAGGACCGAACAGTCGCCGCAATCGAAATAGTTGTAGAGGCAATCCTTGAATCCCGGCGTGAGTTCTGCAGCGCGATCGAACCAGTGTTGTGGGATCGCGACGATAGTGATGTCCATTGGGTATTCAGACCGGCCCGCTAACTGCGTATTGCTCGGAAGAAAATAGACTGTGTAGGCTGTATGGATTACGTTCTTGAGTGGCGCGCCTTCGATCCCGACGGAACCGGTCAGTCCATGTTGGACGACACCGACGGCGTTCATGTTGAAATACAGTTCGACATCGCCGCGTGCGCCCTGGAACACATCAACTTTTACGTCCCGGATCATCCGCGTGGTGTGCTGGTCACAATCCCAAAATCTGAGCCGTCCCTCGTCTGGCATGACCTGCCTCGTAGCGGCAACATACCAGTGCTTTATGGGCTATGCGAGCGGAATCCGCGCCCTATGAGCGCCCGGATTGTGGAATGCGGGAAAAAAATGCCTTTATTCACAGGAGGTTCAGGTAGATATTACCCTGATTCCGTATCTGGGCGTCAGGATCGGCGCGCCGGGACGTGTCCGGCCAGCACCAGCATGCGGCGCTCGCCGAGGGCGCGTTCGGTGGCGGCTACGATCTCCGCGCGGTCGACCCTGGTTCCGGCGAAGTGGCGCAGGGCATTGAACAGCCGTCGGCGCATCCGCCGCATCCGGAACTTGCCGCGGGTCGTGTAGCCAGCCAGGCGCCGGAGCTGGCGCGCGCTGGGCGCCTTTCTCCGAAAGTCGACAGTGATCTCGATGGCGTCTGTCACGATGCCCCGCCGGCACGCCGATCGAACGCGAAGTGCGCCAGGATCCCCAGCAGCAGCAGGATGACGGCGTCCTGACTGTAGTCCGGCGACACGAAGGCCTGCGCCCGGTTCGCGAAAAACACGGCGTAGGCCAGGAGCCCGGCGCCGAAAAACACCCGCGTGATGATCTTGTCCATGATCGGTCCTACCGTCTCGTTTTTGGGTATTGATAATCTACGTCATGTTTCTCGTTGTGCTGCTTTAGCTTTGTCAAGTGCCAGCCGCGGCAAAGTCTGCACTCATACATATAAAGCTTAACGCTGGTCTCGGATTGGAGGCATTGGCCGGCCGCCCGGGCGCCGAACTCGTCCGAGTACCGGCGCTTGCCCTCGCAGCCGCGCAGGATCTTTGAGACCAGCATTCCGGAGCGGCGCAGGGGCTGGGTCATCGCGGCGACTTCGTGTGCAGGACGACGACGGGCCCTGTCAGCTGGTTACTGTAGGTCGCGGCCAGGTCGGCGCCGACGACGACGTCGCCGATCGCGTCGCGCACCGGGTGGTGCCCTGGTAGACGCTGCAGCACCTCGATCAGCTCGGTGACAGTCACGGCATGGCCCTCCCGATCTCGACGGCGGCGCGGAAGATGGCGAGACGCAAAGAGGCTGCCGGATCATCGCCGACCGGCGCGCTTGCCTTGCCGTACCGGTCCATCACTGAATCGCCCACGCGCCAGAAGCCAGCCTCGATCCACACATCCTCCTGCAGGTGTGCCGCCAGCTCTAGCGCCTGCCCGCTGTCGCGCCGCGGATCCCAGAGCATGTCGCGCGCGATCTCGTGGCCCTGGTCGCGCAGCCAATCGTAGTCCCAGTCGGCGCGCGCTTTGCCGGCGGCCTTGGCGGCGAGGGCGAGCTGGTCGCGGTCATCCTGCATGCTGCGCCTCCTTCCACTCCAGAAACGGCCGGCGCACCAGCTCGTGAAACCGCTCGGCCGCGCCGGCATTCGTGTCGAGCTCGTTGCGGCTGTAGATGCCGCAGGAGGCCAAAACGAACTCCTTGGCGCATTCCTCGTCGAACTCGCCGGCGGTGCCCGACTGGGCGGCCAGGTGCTCGATCCAGGCCTGGAACTGCCGGTCGCGGCAGAAGACGCAGGCCATGATGCAAAGGTCGCGAGTGCTCACGGCTTCACCGCCTTGGCTGGAGACAGGCAGCTCACCAGCCGGAAAATGTCGGCATCGAGCTCGCTGTCGAAACCCATGGCCTCGGCCAAGTCGAAATGCCAGTGCGGAACGCCGGCGCGTTTTCCCCACTTCGGGATGCGCTGCAGGTAGGTTATTCCACTTTTGCTGTGTGTCGTCTCGCGCGCGAGAACCCACATGCGGCGACCACGCCAGACAAACTGGTCGGGATAGTTGTTCAGCCCGTGGCTATCCAGACCGTCAGGCCAGCGCCACCGGCCGTCCTCGTAGATCGCAAGGTCTTTCCCGAACCGACCACCTGGCGCGCTTTGCACCTCGTAGGCACCATCCCGCACCGGTGGTGTCGTGCACGGGATCCAGTCGGTGACCTGCGGCTGTTCGTCGAGCAGGCGCTCCATAGTCCGCTTCGTCGGTCCGCGGCGGCTCACGGCTGCACCTTGGCGATGATGGCGGCGAGGTCGATGTTCCGGAACTCGAAACCAAAGCAGACCTTTTCGACGACGGCCCTGTGCACCGCATCGGCGATCGCCATGTCGCGCGCGGCGCGTTCCCCGATGCGTGCAAGCTGGCGCCATTCGCCCTGGAGGAAGCGATAACCAAGTTCCTCCAGCAGTCGCTCAGCCTTGCCCAGCGCCTCGCTCTTGCGCGCCAGGTCGGCGCGCAGCTGGTCGACTTCCGGCTCGGTGACCATCAGCTCATTGATCACATCAACCAAGTAGTCGCGCGCCTGGCCACCGAAGGCTAAACCATGGCGCTTCTCAACCACCGCGAAGGCCTCGTCGATGTGCTCGCGGCTCATTTTCCCGCCCGGCAGCATCAGGTAGCCGTTATCCACCGCGTGGCGCAGGGCGGCGTTGGCGACGGCAAGCACCGCACTGTGACGACCGCCATCCGGACCGCTCTTGTTGAGCGTCGCGCCGTGCAACCGGACGAGCTCAACTGCATCCATCCCCGTCACCGGATACTGCTTCTCCGGCGCCGGCCAGCGGCAGTCGTCAAAGCCGCCGTACCAGTTCGGGGTGACTTCCGACACCGTGTACTCCTGGCCGACAACAGATTTGCATTTCGCCTCGCGCTCGCTGTAGACCTTGTCTCCAACAAACACCGGCTTGCCGTCGATGTAGCCGAGCGGGGTCATGACGAGGTCGAACTTGCCGTCGCCGTGGCCCTGGGTGCCGTCGGCGCGATAGGTGCGCACGGCCGCGTCCTGCTTCGACACGGTCACCAGGCACTGCGCATGCTTGCGGTCCCACTTGACGATCTCGACGCCTTCACCGGTGGCGAGGGCATACGGCGCGCCGGCCTTGGCGTGCTCCAAATTGAACGGCCGCGTGAAGAGCTTGGCGGCTTCCTGCTTAAGTAAGGCTGCACCGATGTCGGTGACGGTGATATTCATAAACCTCCCTGTTTGCGCGCCCTATCAGCGCCCGAAGTTAATCGAAATTGATGTAAGTAACTGTACCACAAATGATTAAGTCTGTGCGGAAACCAGATTGATTGTCAGGTATTCACAACACGTCAGAAGGATGATCCCAACTGCCAGCAGAACCATGCGTAGGCTAGGCCGACGGCGGCGCCAGCGCACGCGTAGAGAATGCCGCTGATGATCTTCAAGAGGATACTCATGCTGCCATCCTCGGGGCGCGCTCGCCAACGAGCCACAGCCAGCGGTCGTCCACCTGGTCCGCCTTGCGCCAAGGCCGGTTGATATCGAGCTCGGCCTTACGGTGAGGGCCGCCCGGCCCGGTCTTCTTGCATCCGCAGCTGGCCGTGTTGCCGTACCTGACATCCTTCAGGCGGACGTTGGTCACGGTGCCGCAGTCGCATTTGAATTCCCACACCGCGCCCTGACTGCCTACCTCTATGAGCCGGACAGCGGTCAGAATGCCGTAGCGGCCGCCGGTGACATCGAGGTGAGGACGCGCGCGGCCCATGCAGCCGCATGAGCTCACCCTACCAGTGCTGAGAAGCGTCGCACGGGTCACGTGTTCTTTTCCGCAGTCGCAGATGCACCGCCACCAGCTGCCGCGCCGCCCGCCTTCGGGACGAGGTACGCGCTCGACCGCGACCAGCTTGCCGAACCGCTGGTTGGCCAGGTCCTTCGGCTTTGTAGAGCGGCGGTCAGCCATGATCCACCTCGTCCGGCACGGTGTCGCCAAACTTGCTGGCGACGTAGGCGCGCATGGCGGCGATCAGCGGCGTGGGGCCGCTATAGTCGCCGGCCTCGTGGCAAGCCAGCCATTTGTTGCGCACTGGGGCAATCTGAATGCGCGCGAGCTCGATAATTGGCCCACCCTCGACCCAGTCGAGTGAAGGCGAATAGATACGCGGGATCCCTTTCTGATAGGCGGTGTCGATGAAGATGTATGCGTGTTGCTTTGCGCAGCGACTTCGAATTTCGACGCGCAATCCTTCCACCCGCGCGATCCAGTAATCCAGCAGCGCTCCCTCCAGTTCAGCGACTTTCGGCATCGCCGTTCTCCTTGTCATTCAGGTCCAGCGACGCCGGCAAGTTGTCGGGCAGGGCCTTGGGCTGGCGGCGCTCCAGCACCTTCTGCGCCCACTCCTGGCCTGATGGTCCTGTGTAGCCGCGCTCCTTCGCGAGGTTCAGCAGACCGGCCGCTTCGGCTGAATCGGACGCAGGATCTGGCATGGGTTTCCCAAATGGGACGACCCACTTTCCAGTTGGCGGTTCCGCGTGCTTCTCGACTGGCAGCGGCAGCACGTCGTCGAGCGGGTCGTTGGGGTCGGCACCCTGGGCGGCGGCACGGTTGTATGTCTCATCGGTGACGTAAGACAGCGTGCCGAACCCATCCAGACTGTAGCCGATCAGCTGGGCCAGCTGCTCCCAGTCTTCTTGCGGAAAGTCCATACAGGCTAGGTCGTTCAGCTTGCCTTCCGCCAGGTGGTCGACGATGGCATTGCGCTTGAAGCGCAGCCTGCCATGCGCATCCGTGACCAGAGGTTGGATTGGGTGCCTGGCCTCCATACTGCCAGCATTGGTAGTAGCCTCCGCCCGCTCCAGCCGCGCGATCAGCTCCAGCACGACGGCGGGGTTGGCGGCGGCGATGTAGGCGGCGTCGATGGCGCACTCATCCGCGCTGCGCCCAAACCCGGTAGTTTCGCCGACGATCGTTTCGCCGTCAGCGCCGCCCGTGATCGTAGTCGGCGCGTGGCACGTCCAGTTGCCCGCACCCCACGGCCCCGCCGTCGCCGCCTGCGCCAGCTCCTTGAGGCGGGTGAGGTCGAGGGCGGTCATGCGCGACCTCCGCTGGTCAGCTTGAAGATGATGATGAAGAGCGCGACACCGATCGCTATGACGGCGAGCAGAGACAGTCGCACCTCTTTCTTTGACCGCGAGCCGTCACAACCGCGCAGGTAGCCGTACCAGCCGATCAGGACGAGCAGCATCAGGAACTGCCAGATGATGGGGCCGGCGTTCACTCTGCCTCCCGCGCGGCGAGCATGGCGTCGGCAATCGCATAGGCGGCCTCTGCAAGGGCCTTTTTGAATTCGTTTGCGTCTCCATTCGACTTCGAAAACTGCTGCACGGTGCTGGCGTAGACTTGCGGCAGCACCTCGGCGGCAATTTCGTCCCGCTGGCGCTGGCTGATCATGTCGTCGAGCCAGGCAGCACCGCTATTCGGGACGCGCAGCTCGATGGCGGCGTATTCGCGCTTCGTAAGCCCTTTCTCGGACATGAAGCTGTTATTGATCGGGAAAGCTCCCTGATCTTCGTCGTTGTCGCTCATACCTTCCTTTCATCGCGCCCAGCTCGCGCCGGGCGCATCGGGGTTGATCAGATTGCCGGCACCAGACCCTTGCGGTCGGCTTTCTTGAGGGCGCGGTAGATGGCGCGGCCGCAGGTGGCGGACAGGCGGTGCTGGCCGAGGAAGATGGCGCCCGGCGCGCCAGGGAACGGCGGGATGAATACCTGCTTGCCCAGTTGGACAACGACCTCACGCGGGTGCTTGCCGATCTGGCGGACGGCGCGGCGGGCGATCTTGGCTTGGATGTGGGACATGTGATTTTCCTAGTTGTGGTGGCTGGTGGTTATGCGGGCACGTCGGCCAGGTCGAACACGATGCCGCGGCAGTACGGCTCGCCGTCCTCGACGATCTCGAACGTCTCGTGCGGGATAGTGGTCCTGATGATCCAGCTGTAGCCAGCCTCGCCAGCCCAGACCGCATCGATGGTGACGCCGCCGTTCTCGCGCTTGAAGTAGTCGCGAAGGGCGTCCTGGTCGTCGCGGTCGATGCTGTCGAAGCTCGGGACAACGCCGGCGCGGTCGATGCGCGCGCTACCGCCGCCGTAGCAGCCGACCTCGTCGTGGATCGCACCGCGCAGCTCGAGCAGGTCGTCGCTGGCGCCGAAGGCCACGATCAGGCCTGCAGCTTTCGCCTGAGCGGCTTCGTCACGGGTGATCTCACTGCGGTATTCGCGGCCGGTCAGCAGCGCCGCCAGGTCATTGGCGTTCACGCCGGCACCTTGCTGGTGACGTAGTCGATCGCCTGCTGGACGGTCTGGAGCTTTTCGCCGTCGTCGTTCGGGATATCGATGTCGAACTCGTCTTCGAGCGCGAACACGATTTCGACCAGGTCCAGGGAGTCGGCGCCGAGGTCATCGACCAGGTTGCTTTCCGGCTTGACGTCCGCCTCGGCGAAACCGAGCTCATGAGCGATGACGCGCTTCACGCGGTCGACGGTGGTTGCGGCTTGAATATTGGTGTCCACGTTTTCCTTCTGTTGCGCCCTATACGCGCCCGGGCTGTCTGGCGTGCCTGCAAAGTGCCGGCGATTGTTGGTGTTCCGTCGCCTTGACGCCCAGACCTCAAATCAGGTCGTCTGTCCGGCAACGATGTATCAATAATAATCAACAGACGAAAATTAAGCAACGACTTGTTGCTTTCCTGCACGCCGCCACCGCCCCGGCGTCGTGACGCTACGCTGCTCCTATGACTACCGATAACGCCCGAGCCGTCCTCGCTGACCCGCGCGCGCCCGCCGCCGAGCGGTTCGACGCGCAGGCGGAGCTGCAGCAGGCCGCGATGCCGACCGCATCCGACCTGATCCCGGCCGACCGCCTTAAGCCGTTGATCGACTGGGTGCGCGACTCGTACGAAGAGCAGGAGTTCAACAAGTCGCTGGCGTTCCCGAACGTGATCCCGTTCCCGTCGCGCGCCGTGCGTGAGAAGCAGCCAGGCATGCAGTCGGTCTACATGGACGACGTGACGGCCGGTGTGTTCGGCGACTACTTTGAAAAGCCGGGCTCGTTCGGTTTCGACTCGATGCGCGCCATGGTCGACCAGACGCCGATCCTGTCGGCCATCGTGCTGACACGCATCCGCCAGGTGCAGCGGTTCTGCCGCCTCCAGGAGCACGGCAAGGGCCCGGGCTTCGAGATCCGCCTGCGCGACCTCAGCGCGAACCCGAACGAGGATGAGAAGAACAGCATCAAGCTGCTTCAGGACTTCTTCACGCATTGCGGCTGGGAGACGAACCCGCGCCAGCGCGCGCGCCTGCGCCGCGATAACTTCACGTCGTTCATGGTGAAATTCGTGCGCGATAGCCTGACCCTAGACTCGGCGCCGATCGAGACCGAGTACAAGCGCGACAAGAAGCTCGGCATGGACGGCTTTTACGCCGTCGACGGCGCCACGATCCGGCTGTGCACCGAGAACGGCTACCGCGGCGAGGACGAGATCCGCGCGCTCCAGGTGGTCCAGGGCCAGCTGCGCACAGCCTACACGTTCGACGACCTGATCTATCAGCCGCGCAACCCGCGCAGCAATGTCGAGGTCGGCGGCTACGGTCTGTCCGAGACCGAGCTCCTGATCAAGGTGGTCACGAACCTGCTGAACGCGATGACGTACAACGGCAAGTTCTTCGACTCGAACAGCATCCCCAAGGGCCTGCTGCACCTGTCTGGCTCGTACGATGACAAGGACCTGGCCGCCTTCCGGCGCCAGTGGAACGGCATGGTCCGCGGCATCAACAACGCCTGGACGATGCCGGTCATGGTCTCCAAGGACCAGGAGAGCAAGGCAACGTTCGAGAAGTTCGGCGTGGACGTCGACGAAATGATGTTCGGCAAGTGGATGACGTTCCTGACGTCGATCGCCTGCGCGATCTACAGCATCTCGCCGGACGAGATCAACTTCGAGAGCTTCCGCACGACCGCGGGCGGCCTGAACGGCAACGACACCGAAGAGAAGCTGGCGCACTCGTCCGACAAGGGCCTGCGCCCGCTGCTGTCCTACTGCGAGGACACGTTCTCGGACTTCATCGTCGCCGACTTCTCCGACAAGTACGTGTTCCGGTTCACCGGGCTCGACGAAGAGGACGAAAAGCAGAAGTTCGAGCGGCAGAAACTCGTGCTCACCGTCAACGAGATGCGCGCTCAGGACGGACTGGAGCCGATCACCGAGGACTGGGGCGACGCGCCGCTCAACCCGTCGCTGCTGTCCGCCTGGCAGGCCGAGCACCAGCAGGGACAGGAGGACTTCGGCAATCCGGGCGCCGACGGCCAGGCTGCGGCCGGCGACGACCAGCAGGGTCAGGACAACCAGCAGGGCGGCGGCGCGCAGGATTTTGGCGACGACCAGCAGATGGATTTTGGTGACGGCGCGCCCGACGACGGCAGCGTGCCGGCGGATCCCAACACCGACCCGGCCGAGCTCCAGAAGTCGTTCGGGCTGCCCGTGTTTGTGGTGGACGCATGACGGCAGCACCGAAGAAACCCGAGCCGCAGCCGAACCCGGACGTCTGCAAGGGCGACCACGTGTATTTCCGCCATGGGTCGGGCCCGTGCGCGGCGGAGGTGCTGGCCACCGGCCGCCACGGGATCACTGTGCGCCACGAGGGCAAGCACCACAAGGTGCGCTGGGAGCACGTGCTCGGCCACAAGAGCCGGAAGTCGCAAAAGTATGAAGTCCTCGATGAGGGCGAGGATGGGCTGATCGTTCAGGATGAGGACGGCCAGCGTCGATACATCACTGTGCCTCCCGAGGCACGCGGAGAGAAAATGGTACTGGGGAAAGCATTCGGCGCCGGCCGCATGGTCATCTTCGCCAAGAGCGGCCCGATCGCCAACAAGCCGGGCCTGACGCTGAAAGAGGGCACCGACAAGACAGGGCGCCGCGCCAAGCACTGGGTGCGCACGAATAAGGAGCTACCCAGCGGTGACCAGGGCGGCGCTCCGGAGGCTGGTGCCGAGCATGGCTACGGCACGCACAACCTGCAGCCTGGCGACACCGTGTCGTTCAAGAATGGCGAGCACGAGGGCGAGGGCAAGATCCATACGATCGGCGAGCACGGCGCCGTGGTGCACGATGACGCTGGCGGCGAGCACCGCGTGCTGCACGCTCATATCACCGGTCATAAGCCTGCGGCTGGTACGAAGAAACCGGATGTCGGCGCTACCGTGCGCGGCAGCCAGGAGCAGGTCCCGGCCGACACGTTCAAGGCATCCGACTACGCCAAGGAGCACGACGATGCCGAAGTGACGCCGGAATCCATCTTGAAAGGCTTCCCGCCGGACACCGCGGACAAGATCGCTGACGTGCAGAAGCGCCTGGCATCAATTGAGCAGACCATCGACCTGCACAAGAAGGACGGCAAGTACAGCGAGGAACGCGACAAGCTGCACTTCAAGATCATCAGCTCGATACTGTCGCCTGAGCGTATAAAGGCGGCGACGCCTGCGGAGGGGGACGCTCCGACTTTCACGGTGCTGGGTGGCCGCGGTGGCTCTGGCAAAAGCTGGTTCGAGGGCAACGTGTACGATCCCGACAAGGCGATCGTGCTCGACGCCGACCACATTAAGGGCATGCTGCCAGAGTATGAAGGCTGGAACGCGGCGCAGGTGCACGAGGAGTCTGGCGACATCTTCGACGAGATCACCCTGATGTGCGCGCACCTGGGCCTGAACGTGGTCCACGACAAGACCATGAAAACGGCCAAGACCACTCTGGCCGACCTGGACAAGTTCAAGGAGCTTGGTTACCGCACCGAGGCGCATTACATGCACCTGCCGCGCCAGGAAGCCGCCAAGCGCGCCGTGTCCCGGTTCCTGGGCAAGACCCAGCGGTATGTGCCGGTGGAGGTGGTGCTGTCGAACACGACCAACGAGTCAACGTTTGACGAGGTCCGCAAGCATGTGGACAAGTGGTCATTCCGCGACAATAACGTGCCGCAGGGCAGCGATCCGATCCTGATTTCGGAAAGCGGTAACCAGGACAGCAGCGGCGACGACACGAAACCGGCCGCAAGTCAAGAAAAAACATTGACCAAATCTGAGCAAAGGACGATACTGTTCACATGGAAACCAAAGACGTGAAAAAGACGATCCCGAGTCCCGAGCAGCGGCCGGATCTGTACGACGACTTCGACGGGATCGAGCGGCCCGAAGGCCAGCCGACCGGCGTGAAGACGCCCGACTACATCCAGAAGCTGATCGCCGAGCGCGGGCAGCGGAAGCCGCCGGCGGCTGACCAGAACAAGTGATGGGAGCCCTGTAAGCCAGGACGCGGGCCGGCTTCGGCCGGGGTATTTCTCACCTTGTGCTCACATGGGTGCATGACCTGGCATGAGCTGCGCAGCATCCAGCTTCGGGGCGACCCGTTGTAGTCGTATGGATGCAACGTTGGACACGAGAAATTGAGCAGAAGTAATACACCTGTACAAATTGTGGTACTATTCGCAAACGTTGGATGGGTAGTCCCGTAATGCAGCGGGGGCGGACTGTAAATCCGTTGCTTCGGCCCTGGGAGTTCAAGTCTCTCACCATCCACCACATGCATGGCGATTGAGTGCAAACGCACCAGGGGCAAGAGGCCCGGTATCCATAGCTTGCCTGGCTAGGCCGGGTTCAGTCGCCAGCCGTGTGGTGAAGGGTCGGGATCCCCGGCCGCCACTCCAGAGGGGATGCCCGGAGCGAAACCGGGGTCTGCACAAACCTCGCCGGACGCTGTAACCGGCAAGAATTTCGCGCCACTTTCCAGATAGGACTGGGCGTAACGCGTAGCGGGAATGAAGAGCACCCGTCCTAAGACCCGGCCATGTGCCGGGTTTTTTGTTGTCGTGATCCTACCCTGAACCCATCCACTTAGGGGGAGTCGGTCATGACCAAGCAGCCGAGCAAGCAGCAGGTCCGCGATTACATGCAGCAGCGCCAGCGCGAGCATCGTCCGCCGCCGACGCCCGATGATATCCGGCGCCAGCTGGGTTGGGGTCTGTTGCGGCCGGAGCGCGGCCGCCGGTAGCGTCGTGACCCTACGATCTCTGAATGACCCTACTCATCGACATCGGCGCCTGCTGCGAGCATCACAGCAACGACGCGCTCGAGTACCTGCACAAAGCGATCGGCGAAGGCGGCCCGGACGACATCTGGCTGCCGCACCCATCGCCGCTGCTGCGCCGCCTGGTCGAACTCTTCACCCAGCGCGGGCTGATGCGCATCGAGGCATTCGTCAAGGAGGTGCAGGCCTGGCAGGAGGGCGAGCGGCACCGGCCCGGCAACCGCCCGGCGCGCCCTGACGGCTACATGGAACGCTGGACCGAGGGCGAGCTCAAGCTGGTCAAGCTGTACCTGGAGACGCTGCCACCGGACGAGTTCACGATCGACGACCACATGCTCGTGGTGGACTACCTGGCGCAGCGATACCTATCGCCCGAGGACCTGCGGACAGAGGCCGAATGGCTGGCGGTGCGCTCGACGCTCATGGGCCGCGTGCAGGCGAACATGGACCGGGTCACCGAACGCCAGGCCGACGCGATCCTGGCCGCGATGCCGAACACGGTCGACCAGGCCGAGCACCAGTTCAAGCTGTCGCCGGTGCAGCGCGCCGTCATGGAGTTCGGCCGCGCGCGCGCCGCGGAGAACGTGACCTCGATGACGGCGCTCCAGCGCCACCGGGTCAAGCGGATCGTCATGCGCCACCAGGAGGCTAAGGCGATGGGCGACATGTCGGGCCCGTCGCTGCAATCGGACCTGCTCGACGCCATGGGCGAGATGAACCGCGACTGGCGCAGGATCGCGGTGACTGAGGCAGGCGAATGCCAGAACCAGGGCTACGTCGCATCGCTCACGCCCGGCACCAAGGTACGCCGGCTCGAGCAGTACCGCGGCGCGTGCCCGTTCTGCCGGAAGATCGACGGCAAGGTCATGGAGGTCGTCGATGCCGGCGCGCCAGACAAGGACGGCGAGACCCAAATTTGGGTCGGCAAGACCAACGTCGGGCGTTCGGCCGCGCCGCGGCGCCGGCAGGGCGGGGTGCTGATTGAACGCGAGCCAGCCGAGATGTGGTGGGTCCCTGCTGGCGTGGTTCATCCGCACTGCCGAGGATCATGGTTGCCGATGATCGAGGACAGAACGGGCGACGACGCCGACTTTGGAAGCTGGCTTCGCGACACGCTGGGGAAGAAGGAGAAATGATGGGGCAACTTTCGACGAAGTTACGGGGCTGGGATAGCGGTGGGCAGCAGGGGCTCACGTTTTTCTGCCCGGGGTGCAATAGAGCACACACGATCAAGACCAGTCCCGACGGCTGGGGCTGGAACGGCGACGTCGAGCGGCCGACATTCACGCCGTCGGTGCTGGTCACCGGCCGGGATTTCACGCCAGCCGGCCAGGCTGAGTACGATGCGTGGTATGAAGCTGGCTGCCCGCCTCTCAACGGCAAACAGTTCGAGTCGGCTCCTTCGGTCTGCCACTCGTTCGTGACCGACGGCCAGATCCAGTTCCTGGACGACTCCACTCATGCGCTCGCCGGCCAGACCGTGCCGCTGGCCGACTTTCCGGTCTACTACCAGTGAACTCGAATCACACGAGGCCGCGCCGCCTCAGTCCAAATCGGATCGCCGTTGCAGAGCAGCCAAAGTGAGCAGCTATCTTTTTCCAAGCCCAGCCTTGTTCGCGCAGCTTCAAGGTCTCTTCCACGTTCCATTTTGGTTCGTAGTAGTCGCGTTTGTTAGCTGTCGATATACCTCTGACCCTGAACGCCTTGAGGACAGTATGGGGAGCAACCCCGTATTTGTCGGCAATCTGCTCGATTGTCCATCCCTGCTCACGCAGCTTTTCGCCCTCGTCACATGGCCATTTTCTGGTGCCCATCAGGTGAATGCGCTGATGTTCGCGCGCAGTTACTACCTCAAGGTTCTCCAGTGCGTTGTTGAGCCCGTTGTGGTCCTTGTGATGAACATGCTCGGTCGTCAGGAGCTTGCGCCCGAGGTGCTGCTCCATGATGTGCCGGTGCTCCAGCACCTGTTTGCTTTTGCCGTCAACTTTGACCCGCACGAGTCTGTAGCGTGCGGAACCGCCTAACCGGCGCACGTGTCCGCCTAGATTTGGTCGTCCCATGATTATTCTGAAGAGTAATGGAAAGCCTATTGTACACTCATCTTCAAAAGCGGTGATGAGCCCGTCTGAAAAACAGATCGAAGCAGGTAACTACAAGAAGCGGCGAATTCCGTGGCATGGCCTAGAAATCGCGGTAGAAAACGAGGCCGGCAGTGTTCGCAAGGGGCGCGGTTGGGAGACAAATATGCTGTATCCGTACGGTTATTTTTGCCGTTCGGAAGGCGTCGACGGAGACGAGGTCGATGTTTATGTCGGCCCGGACCAGGATGCAAAGATGGTCTACGTTGTGCACCAACGAAAGGCTGGAGATTGGGACCGCTACGACGAAGATAAAGTCATGGCGAATTTTTCCAGCGAGGCGGCCGCGCGCGAAGCGTACCTCAAGCACTACGACGACCCGCGGTTTCTGGGCCCGATCACCGCAATGCCGGTAGACGAATTCGTGCGTAAGGTGCGCGCCACCTACTACAAGCCGGCCATGATCAAAGCCGTCCTATTTTTGAGGAAGTCGGTTCTGGCGTCGTGACCGGATCATAGAGGCTGACCCATCAAGCGGCGCCTCTATGATCATCCTCTTCCGCAAGTCTCAACTCGCCCTGTTTGACGCGCCCGTGCACGTGGCGGCATCGGTGCGCAAGGACGGCACCGTCGTCAAGCCGCACATCCGCATCCAGAAGGTCGCGATAAAGCCGACGGCAGCCAAGCCGGTGCAGCTGTCGATCTTCGACGCGCCGCAGGCGGACGCCAAGCCGATCGTCATAAAGCCGCACACGCTGGACCTGTTCGCGCCGGAGGACCTGCCGGCGCCGCGCGACGACAGCGCCGAGAAGCTGGAGGCCCTGAGCAAGCGGGTCGGCCGCTACGCATCGGGGATGTCGCGTGCCCGCGACTTCACGGCCGCCAGTTTCGCCGGGCACCCGGTCGGTGTCGATGTCGGCCAGCTGTCGGGCCCAGCCATGGAGGCGCTGGCCGATGCAGTGGTCAACCGCCATACACCGGTTTTTATCGACTCCGGCGCCTACAGCCTGTTCCGCGCGCGCGAAAAGCGCCTGGCGGCCGGCGAAGAGGTCGAGCCGCTGGACTTCCACCAGGTGCTGGACCGCTATGACCAGTTCACGGACCTGATCGGCGAGAAGAACGAGGCCGAGGAATCTCTACCAAAGCCGATCCTGGTGATGCCGGACGTGATGGGCGACCAGGCCGGCTCGCTGGCCGAGCTGAAAAAGCACGCGAAGTGGATCAACGTCGAGTGCAGCTTCGATGTGGCGCGCCCGCTGGTGCCGATGCCCAAGGGCGACATGAGCCTGACGGCCTACTATGACGCCGCGGTCGCCGCGATCGGCACGGATCGCTTCATCGTCGGGATCCCGGCCGTCAGCGGGGCGTGGACGCCAGAGCAGGTCACCGCGTTCCTGAAAGAGCGCAAGCCGCGCGCGGTCCACTTCCTGGGCGCGCTGCACGACAGCCGCCTGACGAAATGGCTGCAGGCCACGGTCGCCGCCGGCGTGTCGGACGAGATCGAGGTCACGGCCGACGCCTGCCCGCTCAAGAGCGCGATCGTGCCGCGCGACGGCTCCAAGCAGACCGGCGAAGAACGCGCCGCGAAGATCGTCGACAAGCTGGGCATGCGCGCGCGCACCAAGGAGCTCGAGAACGTCATAGCGCATTACGGCGGCGCCGAGGGCGTACGCGAGATGCTGGCCGAGGCCAGCTTCGAGGACCAGCAGCGGTTCATCGGCCTGATCTCCGATCTGTCCGGCAAGCCGCAGACCGAAGTGCGTACCGAGTACGGCCTGGGCGAGGGCCCGGTTGAGGGCGACACCAAGACCGAGGACGGCGTCGAGTACGTGCTGCGCAACGGCCGCTGGCACCGCGCCAGCCCGGAACAGGCCTCGGCGCCTGCGCCGGCAACAGCCGGTATCCCGGGCAGCGAGCGTCTGCTGCTAGTGGCGTGCGGCGGCAAGAAGCAGACCGGTGCCCACCCGGCCCGCGAGTTGTACACCGGCGCGCTGGGCGGGGTGATGAAGAAGTGGATGCCGGCCGGCGCGGCGCGCCCGGACGTGCACATCATCTCGGCCAAGCATGGCCTGGTGCACGGCGACACCGTCATCGAATCGTACGACCAGCGCATGACGCCGGCGCGCGCGAAGGAGCTGGCGGCGCAACCGCTCGACCTGGCGGCCTTCAAGGGCAAGCGGTACCGCGACGTGTTCATCGCCGGCGGCGCCGACTACCGCGAGGTGGCCGATGCCTATGTCCAGCAGCTGCGCGACGCCGGCGTGATCGCGCCGGATGCGACCGTGAACGCCACCAGCGGCGGCATCGGCGAGATCCGCGGCCAGCTGGGTGCGTACCTGCGGTCGATCGGCGATGAAAACGGTATAAACGATGTAAACGAAGTAAATCGTATAAACGGTATAAACGAAATAAACAGTATAAACCGTATAAATGAAATAAACGGTATAAACAATAACAACCAGGACGACACGTTCGGCGTTGCCGCCGGCACCAGCAAGGCGCGCCGCCGCGAGATCAACGCCGCGGTGATTGCCGAGCTGGAGGCAGACCGCCCAGACCCGGCGCTGCTCCGCCAGTACAGCGGCAACGGCGGCTGCGGTGACAGCCTGAACGAGTTCTACACCGACCCGGGCGTCGCGCGCGCCATGTGGACGGCGCTGGGCAATCTGGGGTTCACCACGGGGACCGCGCTCGAGCCGTCGTGCGCCACCGGCGTGTTCCTGCACACCGCGCCCGATGGCGTGAAGGTCACCGGCGTCGAGCTCGACCCGGTCAGCGCCAAGGTGGCGCACGTGCTGCACGGTACGCGTCACGAGATCATGACGGCCTCGTTCGAGCGGTTCGCCACCATGGACGACCGCCAGTTCGACGTGGTGATCGGCAACCCGCCGTACGGCCCGCGCGGCAAGCTCGCCAAGGACGACAAGAAATATATGTCGACCTGCGAGCAGTATTTCACCGACACGGCGCTCGACAAGTGCAAGCCGGGCGGACTGGTGGCGCTGGTGGTGCCAACTGGGATCATGGACGGTAAGAACAACCGATCCCTGCGCGCCGACATCCTGCGCAAGGGCGAGTTCCTGGGCGCCATGCGCATGCCGAATACGGCATTCGAGCACTCGCACACCGAGGTGACCACGGACGTGGTTTTTCTGCGCAAGCGGCCGGACGATGTCGCCGGCGCGCTGGGCCCGCTAGACGACGAGCAGCGGCGCGCGCTGGGCGTGTGGGATGAGGAGTTCCTGGCCGGATCGTATTTCACCGGCCGCGGCGCGCACAACGTGCTGGGCACGATGACCGAGGGCTGGCGCGCGAAGGCCGGCATGGGTAACGACATTACGGTGGAGGGCTCGATGATCGGCGTCGCCGACGCGATCGCCGCGTTCCGGCCGGATTCGGTGGGCGTGGCTGCTGCTGACCTGACCGTTCCGCAGATCCTGGACAGCCTGCCGAACGACCACATGCGCGAGCGCGCCACCAATGGCGCGGCGCGCCGGCCGTACCAGAACACGGCCAAGGTGGGTGACACCCGCACCGTGGACGGCGTTACCTATGTACTCCAGGGCGAGCCGCCGCGCTGGCACCGCGTCGACGAGTTCATGGCAGGGCCGGCCATTACCGAGGCAACCGAGCTCGCGCAAGAGATTGACGGGCTGTTCAACGGCCGAGCGGTGGACCGTCCGGCGCTCGAGGCAGCCGTACGCGCGTACGTCGCGAAATACGGCATCCCGGCCGACAACCCGGAGCTGATGACGGCGGCGAGCGTGGACAAGACGCTGTACCGCCTGGTCGGCGCCGTGAACCGCAATGGCGAGCTGTCGGACGTGGTGCTGGGCCGAGGCACGCGCAAGGTCGATGGTGGCTTCGACACTACCGCGCAGGTGCTGGCGCTGACCAGTGGCGAGTTCTCCTCTGCCGACCTGGCCGAGCGACTGGACCGGCCGGCCGACGAGGTCGAGGAGCAGTTGGCGGCCGACAGCCGCTACGCCTACCTCGGCGGCGACCGCTGGACCACGATGGACGCCTACCTAACCGGCGAGCTCTGGCCCAAGCTGGACGCCGCGCGCGCGGCGCTGGCCGCTGGCGGCGATCTGCGCACCAAGCTCGAGGCGCAGGTCGCGGCACTGGAGAAGGCGATCGACCCGAAGGCGCTCGACGACGTCGATTTCCAGCTGAACAGCGCGTTCCTGCCGCTCGACGTGGTGGCCGCGTTCTTCACCTGGCGCGACCACGAGGGCCCGCATGCGAACGACTGGACCAAGAAGCAGCAGCCGATGGCGATCACGTTCGCCGGCGGCATCTACACCGTCACCGGCGGCAACCAGTACGGTGATGCCAAGCTGCTCGACAAGTATCTGAACCGCTCCGGCATCCGCAAGGAAGAGGACCTGCCCAAGGTCGAGGCGCTGAACGCCGAGTTCAAGGAGTGGCTGTGCGGTTCGCCGTACCGCGACCAGGTCGAGGACCTGTACAACCGCAAGTTCCGCGGCTACGTGGCGCCGGAATACTCCGATGAGCCTATGGACGTGCCGGGCCTGAACCCGGACCGCAGTGTGCGCAACTGGCGCTGGTCGAGCCTGCGCCGCTCGCTGGCGCAGGGCAAGGGCATCGTCGCGGACGACGTCGGCCTGGGAAAGACGCTGGGCGGCCTGCTGCTGGCACGCATGGCGCGCGTGCAGGGCAGCGCCCAGAAGCCGATCATCGTCGTGCCCAAGTCGGTGCTGGCCAACTGGTACGCCGAATCGCAGGCCTGGTTCCCCGGCGCGCGCATGCTGACGATCGGCGCCGACTTCATGTCGAAGAACGGCGAGCTGGTCGGCAAGGACGACAGCGCGGCCGAGCGCAAGCGCAAGTACCACGACCTGACCCAGAACGACTACGATTTCATCATCATCAGCGAGCCGGCGTTCGAGGAGATCGATCTCGACCCGATCACCAAAGAGCAATATTACAGCCAAGACTTCTGGGTGCAGCGCGGCGAGGCCATGGGCAACGCCGGCGACAAGCGCCGCAAGGCGATCCGCGAGAAGTATGAGCAGGCGCTGGCCCAGCGCGAGTTCGCGGACCGAACCGACGCCATCTACTTCAACGATCTCGGCATCGACATGCTAATCGCGGACGAGATGCACCACCAGAAGAACCTGTACGCGGCGCGCGCACGCTTCGGCGAGTCGCCCAAGTTCCTGGGCGGCCAGGGCCTGTCCAACCGCGCGCTGGACTTCAACCTGAAAACCCGCTGGGTGCGCGAGCAGAACGGTGGCAAGGGCGTGCACGGCCTGACGGCGACCCCGACCAAGAACAGCCCGCTCGAGATTTACTCGATGCTGTCGCACATCGCGCCCGAGGCCTTCGAGCGGATCGGCGTGCGCAACTCGGAAGAGTTCCTGGACCGGTTCTGCGAATTCCAGCAGGACAAGGTGCTGTCGACGGCCGGCGAGATCGAGGACGCGCTGGTCGTCTCCGGCTTCAAGAACCTGTCCGAGCTGCGCGAGATCATGGCGCGCTTCATCGACCGCCGGACCGCGGAGCAGGTCGGGCTTGAGCTGCCGCAGCGTCAGGACCGGCTGCACCTGGTGGACATGAGCAGCGACCAGGAGGACGTCTACGCCGAGCTGCGCGCGCTGGCCGAGGAGTCGAGCGGCAAGAAGGACGCCACCGGCGACAGCCACATCTTCGCCATCATGGACAAGATGAACAAGGCCGCGCTCGACCTGGCGCTGCTCGACCCGGCCAAGTACGCCGGCCGCATGAGCCCGAAATACAAGGAGCTCGCCCGGCAGGCCGCCGAGGGCAAGAAAGACGGCGCGCAGGTTATCTTCTCCGAATACATCGATTCCCACGAGAAGATCGCTGACGCGCTGGTGGCAGCCGGGTTCGACCGCAAGCGCATCGCGATCATCAACGCGCAGGTGGCCGGCTCGGCAGTGAAACGCCAGAACATTGCCGACGCGCTCAACGCGGGCAAGCTGGACGCCGTGATCGGCAACTGCACCATGGCCGAGGGCCTGAACCTGCAGAAGAACACGACCGACGTGCACCACCTGGACATCCCATGGGAGCCGGCCACGCTCCAGCAGCGCAACGGCCGCGGCCTGCGCCAGGGCAATCACAACGAGGCGGTCCGGATCCACTCGTACCTGTCCAAGGGCTCGTTCGACGGCTACCGCTACCAGGCAGTCGCAGCCAAGAAGGACTGGCAGGACCTGCTGTGGAATGGCGGTGACCGCGTCGAGAACCTGGCGCGCGAGGGCACGTTCTCGCTCGACGACATGCGCATCATGCTGGCGGCCGATCCGGAAGCGGCGCGTGCGGCGTTCGAGGCTGACAGAGCCGCGGCGCTGCAGCGGTACGAGGCCGGCCAGCGCACCGAGGCTGTCTCCGAGTTCGTTCGGTTTCAGGACATGAAACGCAGTTACGGCGCGCTCAAGAACAAGGGCAGCGCCAGCGCCACCCGCCTGCGCGACAAGATCGAGGCGGCCAAGGCCTCCCTGTTCCGCAACAAGTATTTCCCGGCCAAAGACGCGCTCGACAGCGACACCGACGTTCTGATCCACCCGGAGACCGGCACCGTGCTGACGGCCGGCACCGGCATGGACTTCGGCGACGACGGCAAGATGGTCGTCACCGGCGTGAACATGCGCGCCGGCACCGTCACCCTGCGGCGCTACGCCGACACCACCGGTGCCCGCCACGTGACCCTGCCGCTCAAGGAATTCGGTGACGCTAAGCCGTTCACGCTGGATGCCGAGGCGGAGGCCGGCGAGGTACGCACCAAGATGGAAGAGGCGGCGGCCGCCAACCTGAACAACCTCAAGCACTGGGACGACGTCAAGAACATGCCGTCCTCTGTACTCGAGGCGAACCACGACCTGATCCAGCGCCAGATCAAGGAAGGTGCTAAGGCCTACAAGTTCCACATGCCGTACGGCTCGGTGCCGATGGTGAACCGCGAGACGGGCGAGCTCAAGATGGCCGAGAGCTACGAGCACACCAAGATGCACGACACGCACGACTACCTGCTGCCGACGGACGCGGCAAAGGAGCGCGTCGCGCAGGCCTGGATGGCTTCGGAGCGCGGCAAGAAGTTTGGCAAGGAGACGTTCCAGGCGCGCAAGAACAGCCGTACGGAGTGGCGTAACAAGGTTGAGTACCCGGACGCCTCGTACAGCAACCGCAACTACAACCCGTGGACCTCGCTGCTGCGCGACCTGCACGGCAAGGATCAGGTCACCGGCATCGCCGAGCATCCGGCCGTGCGCGCTACCCGCGAGCGGTTCGAGCGCGAGCAGCTGGAGCGCGTGCGGCGGGCACCCACCTTCAAGGAGGCGCTGGCCGAGGCCTTCCCGCTGGCGAAGCTGCCGGAGCACGGCGCCAGCGAAGGCACCAAGCCGACCTGGAACAAGAAGGCGCTGGCGATCCTGTGGGCGCGCGCCCGGCACGAGGGCCTGCTGGGCAGTCAGATGGACGAGCACCTGCCGACCAAGCCGAGCAAATGGAACCCGAAGGGCGACAAGGTCCACGACGGCTACGCCTACCACCGCCCGGGCTACTCGGGCGAGGACAAGACTGTGCACGGCACCCTGCGCGACATCGCGGCCGGCTCCGGTCACCGCGACCTGGCACACGCTATGACCGTGTCGGCCATTCGCCACCACGACGGGCTAGATAAGGTTGCTGAGCTGCGCTCGTTGTCCCAATACAACAACAGTGACCCGGACGCGCTCAAGGTCATGCAGATGCTGGCCCAGAGCACCGGATTGGTCGACAAGAAGGTGCACGAGCTCGACGGGTTCCAGAACGGCCTGCTGTCCACGCATCAGTGGGCGCCGGACCGCAATCAAACCGTCGGCGATCGCATCCAGTCGCAAATCGAGCGGCTTCGAATTCCAGACACTGGATGGAAGGAGACGCTAACTCAAGCCCGCGCCGAAGCTCAAAAAATGGTCTCCCAAGGGAAGCTCCACCAGGACATCGTCAACGATGCCTATTACGACAAGGCCCGATTGGTACAGGTGATCGAGGCCGCCAAGTTCGCCAAGGAGGCCGCATGATCGACCCGAAAACCTTCGCGGCTAGCACGCTGGCTCTGCTCCAGGAGGACCCGCGCCGCTACGTCAACTTCGGCACGCACTGGTACCTGGTCAAGGCGCTGATGAAGCGGTTCTACACCCGCGACAACCTGCACTTGCTCGGCGACTACATGGACCAGTCGGTCATCGATCGCATGCCGGCTCACGCCAGCCTGGCCGAGGCGCTGGAGGCAGCGGTCGAGGAGTACCGCCAGAACGCCAGCTTCAACCTGGGCTCGAACGTGGTGACCGACCCGCACGGTGAGCAGTTCACGCTGATCGACACGGACGCCGGGATCTAGCCGGTGCACCACCCTACCAGGCCGCCTTCGGGCGGCTTTTTTGTTGCCGGTAACCGGTTTCGGTAACCGTGGTTTCCGGCGCTTTTCGTAAGTCTTTGATTTTACGATGGTAACCGGTAACCGTAACCGGCGGGGAGAAGACATATATAACGTGTGATGTGCGTACATGTTGATACATTGAAACACTTCTCATGTAGTATCTATTCATTTCTATTATTCTGGTTACTTGGTTACTGGTACTGAAAAAGAGAAAAGAAACAAAGACTTATCGGTAACCAGAAGCGGTTACCGTCCGGTTACCGTGGTTACCGGGTCGGGTAGCACCGTCGTGACCCTACGATGGTGGGATGAAGCCGATCCTGTTCCTGAAAGCACAGTCCATTCCGCCCGGCGCGCGCTGGATCACTATTCACGCGGGCGGGAACAAAGACGCCAAGGGTCAGCCGGTCCTAATCCAGCCCAACGCTGATGGCTCAGCGCACGTGTTGGGCGGGGCAGGGGGAGCCCTCAACTACCTCAAGCTGCGCGCGGTGCGCTCGGAATCGGACTACAAGCGCGAGGCGCTGGAGAAGAAGAAGGCCCGGACCGAGGCGAAGAAAGAGCAGCGGAAGCGCGACAAGGAAAACGGCCTGGTCGAGTCGAAGAAGAAGGCCCGCGACGCGGTGAAGGCGCAGGTGCACGAGCACGAGCGCAAGTTCGTCCAGTCGGTGGCGGACGCCATGGGCTGGGATCCGAAGTCGCTGGAGTTCCCCGAGCAGGACGTTGCGCACCTGTCGGACGCCGCGCAGGCCAAGCTGCGGCTTCAGCACCACCAGGAGCTGCTGCAGCGCGCCACCGAGGCGGTCGATGTCCAGCGCAAGAGACTGGTCGATGACGCGGCCGCGCGCATGGATGCCGGGATCAGCGAGATCCCGCTCGAGACCAAGGACCCGAAGACGCTGTCGGTTCAGGACCTGAACCCCGTGAAGGCCGAGGGTGGCGGACCCGGCTTCGCGCCGCACTACAAGGAGCGCGCCGAGGACGCCGGCCTGACCGAGGGCGAGCTCAAGGCCGAGGCCGCTGCCACCAAAGAGGCCAAGCAGGCGCAGATGACGCCGGCGCAGCGCCAGGCCGCCGTCGCGCGCGGCGAGACCGCGAAGATGGTCGCCAACGAGATCAAGTCGATCCGCGAACCGCTGGTCGGCGACACCAAGGTGCAGCTGGCCGACGCCAAGACCGCCGTCGCGCTGCTGAAAGCGCAGAAGCAGCTGCGCCAGCTCCACAAGAAGGCACAGGACGCCAACCGCGAGATCGACCGCGCGGCGACCGAACCGAAGGCCTACGTGATCGAGTACACCGCCGACCCGGAGGCCGACGCCAAGGTCGAGGCGGACATCGAGGGCGACCTGCGCACGATGAAGACCCGGGCATTCCTGTCCGAGTTCCAGCAGCTGGCCGGCGAAGCGCCGGGCGAATCGCTGGGCAAGCACATCGGCGTGGGCGCCTACAACAGCATCAACTCGCTGGCGCTCGCCGTGGGTGGCGAGGCGCTGGTCGATCGGTCGGTGGTGGACGTGCTGGGCGTGGCGGGGGCCGCGCAGGTGCTGGCGCGCCGGATCCACAACGACCTGCCGCAGGATGTCGAGCGCATCGCCGACGGTATGCAGCAGTTCCACCTCGACCACTACATGGCGACCAGCGAGCAGGCGCTGTCGGATGCGCGCGACCTGATGGAGACGGCCAAGGAGATCGAGCTCGGCGAGCTGACGAACGGCGCTGACCTGCAGGCCGCGCAGGAGCTCAACGCGCGCCGGCGCCGGGCCGTGAACGACGCGCAGAAGGTGCTCGGCCAGGCGCTCGGGGAGATGGAGGCAAACGCGGCACTGGTGACTGCGCTCAAGCAGGGCAAGAAGGACACGTTCCAGGTATCGCTCGGCAAGACCGGCGTCGAGGACGCCATCCGCCAGGCGCGCGCGATCGGGCTGCAAAAGGGCGACTACACGCTCGAGGATGTGGCCGGCGACCGCTTCCTGACCATCAACGCGGCCGGACTGGACCGGCTGGCCAAGCCGGTGAACCGCGACGACGTCGAGCAGGTGAAGCGCAACCTGGCCATCATCCGCGGCGATCAGGACGAGGACGGCTGGCTGCCGCTGGGCGTGGCGAACCGCCCAGACCTGTCCATGGATGTGAAGCCGGGCGCGGCGCCGTCGCTGGCCATCCCGTTCGAGCCGGGCGAGGACCTGGAGCAGTCGCTGATGGACTACATCGGCGGGCGCGCGGCTGACGGCGACACGCCGGGCGACATCGTGGCCGACATTCAGTCTGCCGAGTTCTTCCAGAAAGTTGGCTCGGGTCGGGCCGAACAATATCGCAAGGCGCTCGACGCGGTGGCCCCGCTCAAGGGCGCCGACGGCAAGATGCGCCGCGCCGATGCGCTGGGCGACGCGTTCGATGGTTATGCCGACCTCTTTGTGCAGAACCGCTACGGTAATGCCCGCTCGACCCTGAACCGCCAGCAGTTCAAGGTGGACAAGAAGTCGGTCGACGCGCTGCACCGCGCGCTGGCTGAGACGCCGGAGGGCACCGCCGCTTACAAGCCGATCGGCGAGCTGACGCCGCAGGACCAGCGCGCCATCCGCGAATTCTTCTACCGGAACGTGGCCAAGGAGTCGCCGGACGCCGCCGCGCTGCGCCAGGACCTGGAGAAGCACGCCTCGGCCGAGCCGGCGGCCGAGACTACCGACATGTTCGGCGACACCGTGCCCAACCCGGAACACGGCGAGTGGCGCGCGCGCCGCGACGAGCTGGCCGGCCAGGTCAATGCCTCCTCCCTGACCTGGGGTAAGTACATCGACGTGATGGGCGGCCATGCGAAAGCCTACGAGGCGGTCCAGGACCTGATCCGCTCGCGCGTCGGCAAGGCATTCGCCGATGCCCACAACAAGTTGAACCCGGGCGCGCCGATCAAGGTCGGCAAGGCGCTGATCCGCAACAACCTGAACCACCTGGACGCCACCGACGCCGAGGCGCGCGAAGCCCGGCTCGCCCGTGACCGCGCGCTGACCGACAGTTTGCGCGAGCGCGTGCAGGGCAAGTACGCATCCGGCAGCGTGGCCGACAAGCTGGACGCCGCGCGCGATCGCCAGGCGGCGTTCGACCAGGCGCAGATGGGCTTCTTTGCCGACGAGGCGCCGCCGACCGCGGCCGAGGACATCAAGCTCGAGGGCGACGAGCGCCACTCGATCGGGCACGCGGCCGAGCGCCAGATCGCCGGCATGATGGGCGTGGTTGGCCAGAACTTCAAACCGGGTGCCCCGACCAAGCTGTGGGCGCCGACCATGAGCGGGGGGAAGAACGCCGCGCGCCAGCGCCTGGTCAAGCTGGTGGACGCGAACAAGCGCGTGGTCGCCGCGTTCGGCACCGGCTCCGGCAAGTCGCTGCTGCAGCTGGTCTCGTTTACCCACCTGAAACAGCAGGGCAAGGCCAAGCGCGGCCTGTTCCTGGTGCCGTCGATCGTCCAGGGCCAATTCTCGGGCGAGGCGCTGCGCTACCTCGAGCCGGGCAAGTTCAACTGGCACATCCAGCCTGGCGCGAGCCGCGATGAGCGGATCGCCGCCTACAAGGACCCGAAGCACGATTTCGCGGTAATGACGCACCAGTCTTTCCGCGACGACATGATCCACCTGGGCGCCAAGCACGCCGGCATCCCAGAATCCGAGATGGCCGACCGCCTGAACGCCATGACGGACGAGGAGCGCAAAGGCTGGATGGGCGACCTGATGGAGCGCGAGGGGATCAACTTCGACTACCTCACGGTGGACGAGAGCCAGAACACCCTGAACCGCGCCGGCAAGGAGAACTCGAACCTGGCGAATGTGGTCGACGCGCTGTCGCACCACACGCCGCACTACCTGCTGGCGTCCGGCGACCCGGTCAAGAACGATGCGTCCGAGGTCTACGACCTGCTGCGCAAGATGGACCCGGCCCGCTACAGCGACCGCGGCGCCTTCATGCGCCGCTACGGCGCCGACACGCTGGCCAGCAAGGATGCGCTCAAGCGCGAGATGGCGCGCTACGTCTACCCGTCGAAGATCGACCCGGACGTGCAGGCCAACCGGCGTGAGGAGAAAATTCCGCTGTCCGAAGGCCAGAAGCTGGCGCTGTCCGAGCTCGACAAGCATTTCAGCAGCGCGCGTATCGCCCGCATGCAGGGCAAGGTGGACGTGGACGCCATGAAGGCGATCTCGCCGGGCTCGTTCGCGAAGGTGCCGGCCGACCAGCACGAGGAGGTGGCGCGCAACCTACAGGCGAACATCGGCATCCTGCGCGCATCGGCTGTCCAGCGGGTGATCAACACGCATGCTGACAACGCCAAGGTCGACCACCTGGCGCAGCTCGCGACCGCGCGCAAGGGCAAGCCGGGCGTCGTGTTTGCGCACTCGCTGGACGCGGTCAAGGCGATCAAGGAGCGGCTGGAGAAGGAGGGGCATCGCGTGGTCAGCCTGACCGGCGCCGATTCCTCGACCGAGAAGGAGCGCAAGCGCCTGATGTTCAACCCGGAGCAGGGCGACGCTCAGGCCGACATCCTGATCGCGTCGGACGCCGGCGCCACTGGCATGAACATCCAGCGCGGCCAATGGCTGGTGCAGATGGACACGCCCCAGACGGCGATGACGCATGCCCAGCGCCAGGGCCGCATCTTCCGCACCGGCCAGAAGAACAACGTCGAGCTGATCGACCTGGTGGCGGACCATCCGGAGGAGCGCGCCGCGCGCGACCGCCTGTCGAAGAAGTATGGCCTGCGCGAGATGATGACCAGCTCGATGGAGGGGCTGGATGACACCGGCGTCGCCGCATACCTCAAGCAGGCGCAGGTCAACCAGCAGGAGAGCCTGCTGTAGCAGTGTTGCGGCGGAACATCTTCACAACTTTGATCTTTTCTGGTTATACTTGAGCCCATGAAAAACCGTCACCTTACCAAAATCGCCTTCCTGCTTCTCGGCTTCCTCGTCTTCTGCGCGGCCGCGCCGCTGGTGTTGTTCATGGCGCCGGCACAGGCTGAGGATGCGAGCGCCTGCTACAGCATCAACGATGGTGACACCCGTACTTACTGCCTGGCGCGCGCGCACCACGATGCCAGCCAGTGCTATGCCATCCAGCGGCCGGACCTGCGTGCGCAGTGCCGCGCCGAAGTGAGGAAGTGATGCAGGCCCACATCAACACCACGCACAAGCAGCTGGGCGAACTCGCGGCTATGTCGCGCCAGACCGAGGACGCCGAGCGCCGGATCCTCGCGCGCGCGACCGAGCGGCTGGGCGAGGTCCAGGCCGAGCTGTCTGCGGCAGGGCCCAAGGCGCTGACCGGCGGCGGCGACAAGTACATGGAGCTGGTCAAGGAGCGCGGCCAGCTGCAACAGGTCATTGCGCAGGCGCGCCAGGTCCTGGACGCCTGAGCCGCCAACCAACCCCTGATTAAAGCCGCCTCGAGCGGCTTTTTTGTTGCCCAGCGCACAGCCTGAATCGTCGTGACACGATGATTGCGGGCATGGACGACCGCGATCTGCTGGCAAGCTGCCCTGACTTCCTGAGCATTGGTTCGATGCTCAAGGCGACCCCACGCTTGGAGGGAACGCGCCGCTTTATCCATTTCGAGGCGAGCAACGAGGCGCTGGACCAGCAGAACGAAGTCGTCATGCAGAAGGCGCTGCGCGACTCGGCCGACTACTTCCTGCGCTACGGCAACATCGACATCGACCACTTCACCGTGATCGGCGCGAAGGTCGGCATCCCCGACTACACCACCTACGAGATTGGCCGCCCGGTCGACGTGAAGTTCGACGGCAGCCGCACAATGGTCAAGGCCGAGATTTATTCCGGCACCGGCCCGGCGGCGATGCACGCCAACCAGTTCTGGTCGTCGCTCACCGAGATCAACCCGCCGGCGCGCTGGTACCCGTCAGTGGGTGGCGCGATCATTGAAAAGGCGATCGAGATCGATCCTTCGACCAAGATGCGCAAGGCGCTGATCAAGAAGGTACGCTGGAGCAACATCGGTGTTTCGAAGACGCCGGTCAACCAGACCGTGCCGACCGTCGCGGTGATGGGCGTCGAAACCATGGCGAAGAGCTGGGGTGCGGGCGGCCTCGATTTCGCAAAGGCGCTGGAGGCGAGCTACGCCACGGACGCCAGACAAATGACCGGCGGCGCCGCGCTGCGCATGCAGTCGCTCGATGGCGCGCCGGGCAGTTATTTCGATTTCCGCAACAAGCTCGCCGAGCACTTGCTGACTGGCCAGGCGGGGGACAACCCCGGCGCCCGCGAGCTCGTAGCTTATTGCGAAAGAACGTTTGGCCTGTCGCCTGCCGACGCGGCCGAATACGTGGAGCGGTTCTACCGCGATTTGAAAACAGGCCTCACTAAACGGAGTAAGCCATGAGTGCAGACAACAACAAGCAGTCGGCAGCGTTCGAAACGCTGCTCGGCGAGCTCGACATCCTGACGAAGGCGCTCCCGGCTGCCGACGTCGCGGACGACAAGAAGATCCAAGCCGCGGCCGATGGCAACGGCGATGCGGATGACGAAAACAAGGACGATCAGGACGGCGGCGCGCCGATGACCAAGTCCCTGACCGTCACCCTGCCCAACGGCGAGACCATCGAAGCGGAAGACGGCACCGAGCTCGTCAAGTCGCTGATGGATCAGGTCGGCAAGCAGGAAGACATGATGGTCAAGGCCATGGGCGGCGTCGTGAGCCTGGTCAAGCACCAGGGCGAGCAGCTGAAAGCCCAGGGCGACCTGATCAAGTCCCTGCAGGACACCGTGACCCGCCTGTCGGGCCAGGGCGCCGGCCGCAAGTCGATCGTCGACGTGCACCAGCAGGTGACCGAGCTGACCAAGTCGTTCGGCGGCCAGCAGGAAAAGGGCATCAACCCGGTCGAGATCATGGCGAAGTCGAACGCCGCTTTCTCGGCTGGCAAGATCAGCGGCCAGGAGCTGAACACGATCGACGTGTCCCTGCGTATGGGCGCGGCAATCGAACCGAGTCTGCTGGCGAAAGTCGGTTAATTCACACCACCCAAGACCAAGGAAGCAATCATGAATCTTCAACCTCAAATTTCCGGCATGTTCCCGGGTGGCTCGATCCCGATGATCGGCAGCGCCGGCGGCAACATGACCCAGTTCGAAGAGCTGCAGAAGGCCCTGACCGCGTCGAACTACCAGACCGACATGACCCAGCTGTCGGGTGGTGGTGCACTGGGTGTGCAGTCGCTGGACACCGCGATGAAGACCGTCGTGCAGGAGAACAAGCACTTCGCTCTGTTCAATCGCCTGCAGAGCACCACCGCGACCAACATCGTCGACGAATACACCCGCCAGACCTCGGTCGGCGGCGTGCTCGGCGGCTCGACCAACACCCAGATGGGCGTCGTTCGCGCGGCGCAGGGCGAATACCAGCGCGAAGTCGGCATGGTGAAGTTCCTGATGCAGCTCCGCCAGGTCGGCTACGTGCTGAACATCGGAAAGAACATCATCGACGCCACCTCGGCCGAAGAGCGCAACGGCGCCAAGGCCCTGCTGACCGACGCCGAGTACCTGCTGTTCCACGGTAACGCAGCGGCCTCGCCGACCCAGTTCGACGGCATCTACACCCAGATCGACGCCGAGATCGCCGCTGGCCACGTGTCTCCGGACAATGTGATCGACATGGGCGGCAAGAAGCTGGACAGCATCGAGCCGATCTCGCAGATCAACGCAGCTGTCGGCCGCTACGACTCGTGGGGCCAGGTCACCGACCTGTTCCTGCCGAACTCGGTCCAGACTGACCTGAATACCGGCCTGGATCCGGCCTACCGCTGGGTTCCGGAAGGCGGCAATACCCCGATGGTGGGCGGCCACGTGTCGGCCATCCGTCTGCAAAACGGCGTCCTCAAGACTACGATGGACACCTTCATGCACGACGAGACCCACCCGATGGTCATGCCGTGGGACGGCAACCCGGATGCGAAATACACCGGCGCTGCCGCCGCGAACGCCGCGTTCAAGCCGCAGTCGATCACCGTCGATGCATCGACCTCGGACGCGTCGTCGCAGTTCTCGAACACCCGCGCCGGCAACTACTACTGGGCGGTGGCGGCAATCGGCGCGAATGGCGAAGGCCTGACCGCCGTCGTCAAGTCGGGCTCGACCGCGGTCGCAGCTGGCAAAAAGGCTGTGCTGACCATCACCGCCTCGACCGCTGGCACCGAGACCGGCTACGCGATCTACCGTTCGCGCCAGGACGGCACCAACGCATCGAACGACCTGCGCCTGGTGAAGATCGTCCCGAAGACCGGTGCCACCACCACCTTCACGGACCTGAACCGCGACATCCCGGGTACCGTGAGCGTGCCGCTGCTGAACATGACCACGTCGGACGATGCGATCGGCTGGCGCCAGTTCCAGCCGATGACCAAGATCCCGCTGCCGTTCGGCGTCGGCGGTATCCCGGTCATCTCGTGGTTCCAGTTCCTGTTCGGCTACCTGCGGATCACCAAGCCGAAGCACCACGGCTACATCAAGAACATCCTGCCGAGCATGGCCAAGTGGCGGCCGCACACCGGCGAGTAATCGCCTCGGCTGGGTAACCAGCGCCTCGGTTGCAGCCGCAGCCGGGGCATTTTCGCATCTACCTGGAGATCATCATGGTTCAAGTCGTCTGCACCCGTCCGAACGCTGCCGAAGAGATCAGCGGCGTCAAGTTCACCAAACACGATCAGGGCATGCTGTCGGAAGAAATCTCCGACGAGCAGGCCGCTCACTTCCTGGCGGTCCCGGGCTACCACGTCCTGGGCGAACACCCTGCCGGCGAGGATCATGAGGCCGATGACATCGAGGCGCTGCGTGCACGCGCGACCGAGCTCGGTGTCGAGGTGAAGCCGGCCTGGAAGGCTCCGCGCCTGAAAGCCGAGATCAAGCGCGCCGAGGACGAAGCTGCGGCCAAAGCCGCGGCCGAAGCCGCCGGCAAGACCGAATAATTTTTGGCCGTTGGCCGTAACAGGGGAAAATCATGACAGCAGCACGTGGCAGCAGGCAGGAAAAAGTCAACAAGTCGTCGCCGGCCCTGAGCAAGGCCAAGTTGGGCGATGTGGTGGCTGAGCTGGTGGCGCAGGTCAACGCGCTCACCACTGCTCACAATGCGATGGCGGCGAAGCTGGACGCCGACGCGGGTGTCACCGACACCAACTACACCGCGCTGACCGGTGTGTCCGCGACCGCCATCAAGGACATGGAGAGCCGCTAGGCGCTTTGATCCTGGTGCACAGCAAAGCCCGCTTCCGTAGCGGGCTTTTTTTCGTGACTGCACCATAGACCCAACAGACATTCGAGGAGCTGCTATGCCCACCATTACGCCTGACGGGGAAAATCCCGTCTGGATCGAGCAGGACAAGGACGCGCGCAAGGAATATCGGTTCGACCTGGCGACGCTGCTGCCGGAAGGCGAGGCGCTGGAATCGGCCACCTGGTCGGCAGATACCGGCTTTACGGTGAATGAGAGCTCGGTCGATGGCACGCAGCTGGTCGTGGTGCTGTCGGGCGGTTCGCCGCAACAGTGGTACACCGCGACGGCATCGTACCAGACCACCGGCGGGCGTTTCCAGGACCAGCTTGTGGTGCAGGTCTTCATCAAGAGCGACGCCGAGACTGCCTCGCCGATGGGCTCGGCGCTGTTCCCGAACCGCTTCACCGCAGTGGCGCAGCTCCAGCGCGATAGGCTGATGCTGGCGGCCCAGACCCACTTCGCTGGCGTGAAGCTGTCACCGGATTACGTCTGGGAGAAGCTGCGCGCGGCAGAGGCCGAGGCCTCGCGCATCCTGCGTGTGCGGTTCCAGCCAACCATGTTCTTCCCAGACGATCCGACCGACGACCAGGTGGCCGCCCTGAATGGCATGCCGTGGGAGCTCGACCAGGGCTACGACTACGATCCGGACATGTACCAGAACGACCGCTGGGGCTTCTTCAAGACCCATTCGTCGCCGCTGATCTCGGTCGAGAAAGTGCGCTTCTCCTATCCGGCCGTCGGCGGCGTGAATTTCGAGATCCCGCCCGAGTGGCTGCAGCTGGACAAGAAGTATGGCCACGTGCGCATCGTGCCATTGACCGCATCGGCCGCTGCCATGCTCACGCCGTTCGTCATGCAGCTCATTTCCATGGGCCGCGTGATCCCGAACATGGTTCGCATCACCTATGTGGCCGGCCTCCAGAACGCCGCCGGCGACTATCCGGAGCTGGTCGATGTCGTGAAGAAGATGGCCGTGCTCAAGATCATCGAGGACGGCTTCCTGCCGCAGTCCGGGTCGATCGCCGCTGACGGCCTGTCGCAGACCGTAAGCGTGGACATGAGCAAATATGACGAGATCATCGATCGGACCCTGAATGGCCCGCCGGGCGTGAACGGCGGCCTGCGCGCGGCCATCCACGGCATCACCATGGGGGTGATGTGATGCGGCTGAACCCGACCGCCTTCAATGGCCTGCTCAACGGGATCGGCCAGGCCTTCAAATACCGCAAGGCCTTCACCTGCCCGTGCCGCAATCCGAACTCCGGCGCCGGCAACCCGAAGTGCCCGAAGTGCGCCGGCAAGGGCGTGTTCTGGGGACCGCAGGTCGATGCCACCGCCGGCGTCGCCAGCCAGGGCGTGACCAAGCAGTATGCGCAGTTCGGGCAGTGGGAGGCGGGCGACGCGGTGTTCTCGATCCCAGAGTCGAGCCCAATGTACGATGCTGGCCGCTTTGATCGAATGCTGATGCTGAACAGCACCGACCGCTTCTCACTCACCCTGACCCATGGCGCCAGCGATCGGGTCAACCTGCCGATCGAGGCGATCGAGTACGTGTTCTGGCTGGATGACGCTGGAAACCAGGTCTACGGCGGCATCCCAGCATTCGATGAGGCTGGATACCTGACCTGGCGCACGGGCGAGCCACCGCTGGGCAAGCAGTTCGCCGTAGCAGGCACAAGATTTACAGAATACTTCGTGTGGGAGAACCTTCCTTCTGATAGGGGGGAGCATCACGGCGCCCGGCTGCCCAAGCGCGTGCAGGCGCGCCGCTTCGACCTGTTCAAGGGGGCTTCGACCTAACCGCCCAGGTCACGCTTGACCGCCTCGCTGAATGCCTTTTCGGCGAGCGGTTGCAGGCGATCGGTCACGCCCTTGACCAGGTTCAGGCCCGGCTTGGCCGGCACGATCCAGCCTGGCGAGCCCTCCACCATGACGCGGAACGTCAGGTAGGTGCTGGACTTGGCGTTCCCGCTCGACGTGTCGAAGCGGTACATCCCAGCGTGTCTGCTCTGCATCTTCGGCGTGGCGCCAGCCGGCAGCGACCCGCCCCATGCGTACTTGCGCTGCGGGACCGTCAGCGGCTTGCGGCTCTTGATGTCGAAGGCGCCGGTTCCGGATAGCCGGCGCCCGGTCCCGGTGACCCGCGAGGGATCGAGCTGGCGCGCGAGCTCGTACACGTCGTCTGGCATCGACGGGGCTAATGCGTTCGCACCTGGGACCCCATGCCTGAACGGAATTATTAGGTATCTAGCGCCCTTCTTCGACAGCCTGACTTTCAGGCTGGTGTCCAACATCTTCTTGAGGTCGCGCGCCGGCCGCCCGCTGTCGATCTCCTGGGCCCACTTGTAGTCGCTCGATACCTCGGCCGAGAAGGCGCCGGTCATCTTCCAGGTGATCGACTCGCCGTACTGCTGCTTCTCGCCGCTCCAGAGCTTGGCGCGCGCGACGGCCTCCTTCCAGTCGATCGTGGCCTGCTGCGCAACCGCGCTGACTGCCTGGTTCAGACGCGGCAGGACCGAGGCGTCGATAATGCCGCGCGCCTGGCCCATGACGTCCGAGAGGTCGACCTTGATGCGAAATTGGCTCATGCGCCGATGATAGCGTCACGCCCGCGCGGGTGGTCGTGACGTGATCATGCAGTCATGATCTCGCTTATCCAACCAGTCGCCGCCGGCAACGCGCTCAGGATTTTCCTTGAGCCGCCGCCGGGCGCCGTCTGGTGGCGGCTGCTGCGCAAGGTCGCGGACACGTTCACGGACGAATCCGACCCTGACGCCTTGCTAATCTACGAGGGCAGCGCCGAGAAGAACACGCTCGACATCGCCCAGCTGGTGAACGGAACCCTGTACTACTACCGACCTTACTACCGGGTCGGCGCCGACTGGGTGGCTGGCGCCACCGTAACCGCCACGCCGAACGCGACCTACGAGGGAATCGGCGGCGACGTGCTGGAGCTCGTGCGCGACCGGCTCGACCTGGGCCTCCAGGAAGAGGTGCGCCGCGGCGCACTCACTCACGATCAGGGGCATATCAAGGTCCTGACGGCGCCGCCGATTTTCGAGGACACCGTGTTCCCGGTGGTGACGGTGCACCTGACTGAGGACAGTCCAGCCGAGCGCGCGATAGGCGAGATGGTCGAGGAAGACCAGTTCGACGCCGACAGCTTCGGATGGGCCGAGAAGGAAGGTTGGCTCGCGCGCACCAGCCTGACGATCATGGGCTGGACCATGAACCCGGACGAGCGGATCGACCTGCGCAAGGCGCTGCGCCGCCTCGTCCAGGCCAACCTGCCGATCTTCGATTTCGCCGGCATGGTGCAGATCGAGTTCTCGCAGCAGGACACCGAAGACTTCGCGTCGTACAGCGCGCCCGTCTACCAGGTCCTGTGCACGTTCTCCTGTCTTTCGCCTGCTCAGGTGGGCGCAAAGGTCGGCGCAATCAGAGATGTTGTTACAACTTTTACGGAGTGAACATGGGCAAAAGTAACGAGACCGCTCAGGCCCCGGCGGCGCAGGCCCCGGCCCCCGAGCAGGTGACGCTGGAGGAGTTCTGCATGCGCCTGTCGAACGTCGACAAGCGCGTCGAGCTGATCGGTGGCTTCGAGCACAGCGAAAAGGCCGCCGGCCACACCAAGGACGCAGAGAGCGAGTTCCAGGCCCGCTTCACTGCCTTCGTCAATAAACCTGTCTGAGGACCGACATGAGCGTATTTTTCAATGGTCGTAAGTGGACGTCGCCGGCCACCATGTCGGTGGTCGACGATAGCGCCATGAACAACAAGAACCTGACCGTCGGCAACGTGCTGGCGGTTATCGGTCGTTCGTCTGGCGGCCAGCCGAACACCGCGCTGCGCTTCGGCAACCCGAGCGAGGCGGTCGCCACCCTACGTGACGGCGAGCTTCTGACCGCGGTGCTCAAGGCATTCGATCCGAGCGCCCAGACCAACGGTCCGTCGGAAGTGGTCGCGGTCCGCGTCAACCCGGCAGTGCAGTCCGCCCTGACCCTGCTCAACTCGGCCAGCGGCCCGGCGATCGACCTGGTGTCGACCGACTATGGTCTGTACACCAACCAGATCAAGGTCAAGGTGGAGGCTGGCTCGACTGCCGGCCTCAAGCTGACCACGCAGCTGGGCGACTCCTACTACACCGGCGACAACATCACCCGGAACGCATTCAGCGTGAATTACACCGGCGCCGCGGTGACCGCCGTGATGTCGATCACCGGGACCCAGATCACCCTGCAGGCCCCGTCTGGCAGCACGGTGTCCACGATCGACCTGGCCTCGTTCCCGACCGTGCAGCAGGTCGTCGACAAGATCAACTCGACCTCCGGCTTCACCGCGGCGGTCCTCGACGGCAATTCGACCGCTCCGACCCTGAACGGCCTGGACTACGTCACCGCCACCGACGTCAAAACCGCCCCCTATACCGCCAAGGCAGACCTGCAGGCAGCCGTGGACTGGTTCAACGGCATCGGCGAAGGCTTCATCTCGGCGACCCGCTCGACCAATGCCGGCGCCCCGCCGGTGGCCGTCGGCTACACCTACCTGGCTGGTGGTTCGGACGGCATCGTGACCAACAGCGAGTGGAGCTCGGCCTACACCACGCTGCAGACCGAAGACGTCCAGTGGGTGGTGCCCATCACTTCGGACCCGTCGATCTTCGCGATGAACGACACCCACTGCGCGTTCATGTCTGGCCAGATGCGCAAGGAGCGCCGCGGCATCGTCGGCATGGCCTCCGGCTCCACCGACGCCGCTGCGATCGCCGCCGCCAAGGCGCTGAACTCGGACCGCACCTCGCTTGTGCACCTGGGCTTCTACGACTACGACGCCACCGGAAAGCTGGTGCTGTTCCCGCCGTACATCCTGGCGGCGCTGCTCGCCGGCGCATTCAGCGGCGTGAACCCGGGTACCGCGCTGACCAACAAATCGGTCAAGGTGCGCGGCCTGGAGCGCAACCTGCGCAACCCGACCGACACCGACGTTCTGATCGATGCCGGTGTGCTGTGCGTCGAGAACACGCCGGCCGGCTACAAGGTAGTCAAGTCCATCAGCACCTGGCTGGTGAACGACAACTACAATCGCGTCGAGGTCTCGTGCGGCGTGGCGGTCGACTTCGTGGCGCGCAACGTTCGCGAGGCGCTGGATGTGCTGCGTGGCGAGAAGGGTGGCCCAATCGTGCTGTCCCGTGCTGCCAGCATCGCGGACAGCACGCTGCGCGAGCTCGCGCGCCCTGAGCCGCAGGGCCCGGGCGTGATCGTCGGCGACAAGAACAGCCCGGCGTACAAGAACATCACCGTGGCTCTCGATGGCGACGTGCTGCGCGTCGAGTTCGAGTGCTCGCCGGTGATCCCGGTCAACTACATCCCGGTCACGATCCACGCTGTCCCGTACAGCGGCTCGGTCTCGATCTAAGGAGCGCATAAATGGCAAAGGTAAATCAAAACGTCCGCTCCGGTAACCGGATCGTCATCCAGCTCGACGGCAAGACCGTCGGTCTGATCCAGTCGGTTCGCATGAGCGACGACTATGCACCGGACGCTGCCAGCGGCATCGGCGACATCCACGTCACCGAGCACGTGCCGACCATCGCCCGCCACAGCATCTCGGTCAGCACCATGGTGATGAAGCGCGCGACGCTGCGCCAGCTCGGCATCGCCTCGGAGAACGGCGACGATGCCCTGACCGGCCGTGTGTTCGACATCGTCAGCTACGACAAGGACACGGGCGAGGAGCTGCGCAAGTACATGGGCTGCACCTACGCCTCGGGCGATCTGGAGGTGAACAAGCACGCCATCGTCATGTCGTCCGGCACCTTCATGGCGCTGGATGTGTCCGGCATCGCGGCCTGACCCAGCTGCGCTACCGCGCCAGGGCCCGCTTCGGCGGGCCTTTTTCATGTCGTGACCGTATCCTCGGATCCAGATCGTCAACCCAACTTAGGAAACCCATGAGCCGTCCAGCCGCTGCCTCCGATTTCCCCGTCGACGTGCCCAACGTCGGCGCGTTCTTCTTCGCCAAGCGCATGCTGCGCGACGAGATGCGCATCGCCGCCGAGTATTCTCGCCTCACCGAGGGCGTCGAGACGCCATCGACCTGGCTGGCAATCGTGGCTGGATGGATTTCGGCGCTCAAGGTGCTGACGGTTTCAGCCCCGCAGGGCTGGGACATCGACGCGATGGACCCGCTCGACCCGGCTACCTACGACAAGCTGCGCGACGTGCACTCGGCGCTGCGCGAAAAGGAGGACTCCTTTCGCGCAGGGGCTGGAAAAGCGGGCCAAGCGAGCGGGCCGCGAGCTGGCGAAGTCGAAGGAGTTCTGGTTCCGGCGCAAGTACAATCTGGCGCCGACTGATCCACGATTCCTCGACGCGACCTACGAACAGATCGAGATCGAATACTGGGCGCACGAATACGCGAACAAGCCGCCGGGCGAGGAGATCGAGGACGATGATTTCGATCTCGGCGACGTCATGAAGCAAATGGAAGGGGAGGGTGACCTCGACGACTGGGGTCCGCCGCTATGACCGGAATCAAAATCCCTGTCAGCGCCGATTTTGACGGCGCCGACCTTGAAAAGACCATCGCCAAGCTGAACGAGCAAATGAATCGGCTCGCTCAGGGGGTGGCGGCCGCGAACAAGGTCCAGTTCACCCCGGTCAGCAAGGGAACGCTCCAGGAGCTCAAGCAGGTCGAGGAGCGGTTCAAGGAGCTGACCAAGATTTCCGGCGCGCTGCGCGACCGGATCAAGGCGACCGGGCAGGGTGGCTCTTCGTTCGGCGGTCTCGACTGGACCCGTCTGTATGACGACCCGGTCATTCGTCAGCGCAAGATGATGCAGGCCTTCCAGCATGTCACGGCGGGGACGGCCTATGGCCTGCAGGTTCCGTCGCCGGCATCGCCTGGCGGCCGGCAGCCGGCGCCGCCGCCAAGCGAGCCGCCGCCGCCTCGGCGTCCGAATGGGCCGACCGTTGGCGGCACGTTGGGCGGCATCGCTGCGGCCGGCCTGCGCGCCACGGGCCCGGTGGGCGGTGTGGTGGCCAATGCCGGCGGCGCTGCGGCAGCTGGCGGCTTCTCGGCAGGCCTCATGGGTCTGTTCGGCGGCCTGGCCGCACTTGCCGTCGGCAAGGGCATCGGCGCGATCAAGGACAAGGCGGACGCTGCCGGGCAGGAAGGCATCGGCTACGACACGATCAAGCGCACGCTGGGCGATGTGAACGTCAGTTTCAGCCTGCTGCGCGAATCGCTTCGGGCCGCTTCCTACGACATCGACACGACGTTCGAGCAGACCCAGAAGCTGGGCACCGACTTCGCCAAGCTGTCCGGCGTCACGCGCGACCAGTACAAGACCATCGCCGAGGAGGTCAAAGTCGGCGGTGGTTTCGGTCGCAGCTTCGGCATGGATCCGGAGCAGTCGAACGCCTTCTTCGCCCAGATGCGCCAGTTCCGGGTCACCGAGAACGTCAACGACAGCCGGCGCCTGGCGCTGATGATCGGTGAGGCGGTCGGCAAATCCGGCCAGTTCGGCAAGATGGACGAGGTCCTGCAGGCCATCTCCGGTTTCGCAGCGACCCAGACGCGATCGAGCCTGGCCGGCGCCAACGTCGAGGGCTATGCCGGCCAGCTCGCCGGGTTCATGTCCTCGCGCACGCCGGGCCTGGATGCGCAGGGGGCGGCGGCGCTGCTTGGGCGCGTCAACGGCGCGATCGCCGGCGGCGGCGCAATCGGCGAGGCCGGCCAGAACTATCTTTACAGCGCGCTCGGCAAGAAATACGGCCTCGACCCGGTCCAGACCGCGCTGCTCCAGCAGCAGGGTGCTTTCGGCACCGGGCGCACGGCGTTCGGCAGTGGCTCGCTCTACGCGCAGTTCTCCCGAAAATTCGGCGGCAGCGTGCCGGGCGCGGCGGCGAGCTCGGACGAGACCAACATCTCGACGATCCTCGCCAAGATCCAGCGCGACTACGCCAGCAACCCCAGCCTGATGCTGAATGCCACGGCGCGCCTGCTTGGCGTGAATGAGAACCAGGCCATGGCGCTGCACACGATCGCGCCGCAGTCGCTGGGCGGCATCACCGGCCGCATGGGACGGCTGGGCCTGGATATGGGCTCGCTGTCGGCTACCGGCATTTCGGCGCTGGCCAACATTGAGACCGGCGATCGCACGACCCTGCTCGGCCAGGCCGCTGCGCTGCGCAAGAGCCGCAAGCCGCTGTCGGTCGAGGAGAACGCCCGACTGAACGACGCGATCGACAGCGGCAGCACCGAGAAGCTGCGCGATATCCTGACCGAGCTGACCTACTCGCGCGAGCAGGAGCAGACCGAGGGCAGCAAGACCCGCGAATCCATCCAGGGCGTCGACAAACGCATCCAGGAGCTCGCAACGCACCTGGTCGGCCCGATGAACGATATGCGCAATGCGTTGGTCTACCTGGCAGGCGGCAGGGAGAAACTGGGCGCAACCGGCATCGCTGAGCGGGTGATGCGTACCGAGTCGGCTGAAAATATCGAGAACATGAAGGCCAAGAACGCGGCCGACATCGATGCGCAGCGGGCCATCATCAGCGACGTTGGCGTGAACGATGCCACCGGGAAGCTGGGCGCGCTGAGCGAGGAATACCGTAACAAGATCATGGGTGCTGGCTCGGAACAGGAGAAGGAAGCGCTCCGGGAAGAGCTTAAGAAAAAGCGCGAGGCTCTGCTCGCGCGCCGCACCGAGGCCCAAAAGCGCATCGTCGATCTTCAGGAGGAAATGTCCAAAGCCGAGGAATCGGAAAAAAAGCGCCTTGAGACCGAGGTCCGCAAGTTGAAAATCCAGCCTGCCACGCCTGGCACGGGTGGCGACGCCTCGGCGGCCACCAAGCAGGAATTCCAGCAGCGGTATGGCGACGCGGCGCGCCGCGCTGGCACCGCCCTGGGCGTGGACCCGAAGTTCATACTGGCGCAGTGGGGCGTCGAAACCGGCTGGGGGCGCTCGATCATCCCGGGCACGAACAACCTGGGCAATATCAAAGACTTCCGCGGCCGCGGCGTCGCCGCGCGCGACAACGCGACCGGGCGCGTCGACAATTACCGCGCGTTCGACTCGATGGACGCATTTGCCGACCACTATGTGAGCCTGATCAAGCGCAAGTATCCGAATGCGGTCGGCGCTGGCTCCGACGGCGCCAAGTTCGCGGCCGGCCTGAATGGCTACGCCGAGGACGGCGCCTACGGGTCCAAGATCCTGCGCAGCAGCAACGGGCTATTCCCTGATTCGGCGCCGCTGCCGGCTGGCGGGCGCACACAGGCCGACCAGCAATCGCAGACCGTGAATTTCAACGGCGAGTTCACCCTGGTGACACCGTCCGGCCAGCGCGTGGGCGACCCGCTGCGCATGAACAAGCGCGTGGCGATGCCGACGCCGTCGGGGGGCTGACATGGCGCAGCGCGACGTCCCGGTTCTCCAGCCGCAATTCAAGGTAACCCTGTTCAAGACCGTCAAGCGGGAGACCATCGACGGGTCCGAGAAGGTATCGGTTCGCTACGGCGCGACCACCAAGACCATCGACCTGACGCCGTTCCTGACCGACCAGTCCACGATCTCGACGTCCAAGTCGGTGCGCGAGCCGGCCGGCGCGTTCGCCATCACGGTGTCCGACCAGCCGTACGCGGTGGCGGCCGGCGCCGATACCCTGGCGGGCGTGGTCGAGCCCATGGACATGGTCGAGATCCGGTTCCGTCACGTGCCGAACGGCTCGCCAGAACTACCCGTGGTCATGCGCGGCTTTGTGTCGGACGTGTCGCGCAGCGAGTTCGTCGATAACGAGGGCCGGCCGATTCGCACCGTCACCATCACCGGCCAGGACTATGGCAAGCTGTGGCAGCTGTTGCAGCTTTTCTATGGCCCAGGCTACGTGATCGGCCAGGACATCATCTCCGCTTACCAGATGTTCGAACGGTTCGGCGCCGGGATGAAGATCGGGCAGAAGGGTTCCGAATTTTTGCAGGAAACCTTCGACAAGATCCTGAACCCGTACGTCAAGGACATCGTGTCGGGCAACTCCAGCAACCCGTCTACGATCGAGGTGAAGGCGCTCCAGAAGCACGGCGTCACCTCGATTTCCGGTACCCAGAACCAGGAGGGCGCGCTGTACGACCTGCTGCGCCGCTTCCTGGACGTGGGCACCTGGAACGAACTCTTCATCACCGAGGACGACGACAAGGTCTACTGCATCTACCGGCCGAACCCATACCTGGATGTGCACGGCAAGCCGATCGACCCGGACACCCAGGCGCCGGCGGCCTACAGCGCCGGCGATAAGGACCCGACCAAGCTGGTCTACTACGACGTGCCGGCGGCCGACATCCGCTCGATGAGTGTTTCGCGCAGCGATGCCAACGTCGCGAACTACTACTGGGTGCGGGCGCCGCGCTACGAGATGGTCAGCGACATCTACCAGAAGCAGGCCGGCGCGACGTCCGGCGACAAGAAAACCATCGACCTGACCGACTACGTCAATACCAAGGGCAAGCTGTACGGCATCCGCAAGATGGAGGACTCTACCGAGATGGGCGGCGACGACGTGACCAACACGGCGTCAGGTGTGTCCGAGGACGAGAAGACCAAGCGCGACACCAGCGTGGCCAACTGGATCAAGAACCGCCGCCAGCTGCTGGTCGAGATGAACCGCGATAACGTGCTGCTCGAGCGTGGCACGCTGACGATCAAGGGCAACGAGGCTATCCGCGCCGGCAACTACCTGAAACTACACCGCGGCACGTTCACGGCACTGTATTACATCGTGAACGTCGAGCACCAGTTTTCGCCCTTCAACAACTTCTTGACCGTGCTGACCGTGGACCGCGGCCTGGGCTTCGTCGAGCGCATGCGCAAGAACGGCGGACCCGAGTCACCTTATTACGCTGAAATGGCGAGCACCTGATGACGATTCGATATGGCGTCGTGGTTGCGACGCACCCCGAGGACCACTCGGTCGACCTGGTGATGACTGACGACTACTCGCGCCTGGCAGGCGTGCAGGTCCTGACTTCGAACGGCAACGGCGCTTATGGGCGCAACGACCTGTACGCGCCGGACGAGAAGTCGGACGATGCGAAGTGGGACCTGAGCAAGGTCGGCCCCAAGAACCCGATCGCAGCGGTCGCGTTCGGGCTGGGCATGGCGGTGGTGATCGGCTTCCGCTTCCCGCAGGTCAACGGGCTGACCTTCAACGAGAAGAACCTGCGGGTCGACCGGCATTCGTCCGAGGTCTACTCGACGTTGAACGATGCCGGCGACTACGAGATGGCCTGGCCGAATGGCACCTTCGTGCGCGTGGGTGCCAGCCCGGACCACGTCGACCTGAACGGCAAGGGCACCGACAGCAAGTGGGCGACCGACAAGAACACCGGCGCGCAGATGCACCTGCGCCTGGTGCTGGGCGCCGGCAAGCTGGACTTTCATGTGGATCCCGACGGTAACGTGGTGATGACCCATGATGGCGACCTGACCCTGCACACCAAGGGCAAGGCGACCGTCAACGTAGACGGCACGGCCGACATCACCGTGGGCGGCGACACGAAGCTGACGACCCCGAAGCTGACGGTAGACGCCCCGGAATCGACGTTCACCGGGCACGTTACGATCGAGGGTGGGCTGTCGGTGTCCGGCGGCACGGGCACCACCGCGGCGATCGCCGGCGACCTGGCCGTGACGGGTGGCGACGTGAAGGCCGACGCTATCAGCCTGAAACAGCACAAGACCTCGGGCGTCGTGCCAGGCAGCGGCACCAGTAACGTCCCGGTCCCCTGACCGGCGGGCGCCCGTCGTGACGCTACGATGGGCGCATGAACCTTTCCCCGGCTCAAAGTCAGAAGGCGGAAGATCGCCCGATCTCATTCATCCTCGACGCCAGCGGCGGCGCGGACGAGGTGACTTTGTTCATCCGGCCGGAGGAGATGACGCGCACGCATCCGTCGCGCACCTCGGTCAACCAGACCCTTGGCGGGGCCTGGATCGATAGCTTCGGCGAGGGGCTGGAGACGGCCACGATCACCGGCACGCTCGGCTGGCGCACCGGCCCGGACGGGCAAGATGGCGCCCAGCGCCTGCTCACGATGCGCGAGAAGACCTACACCGAATGGCACAAGCAGCGCCACGCGGCGGTCGATCGCGGCGATGATCCGAACGGTGTCAAGCTGCGGTTCGTGGACGCGCTCAACAGCTACTCCAGCGTGATCGTGCCGCTGACCTGGGAGGTTCGGCGCAGCAAGAGCCGGCCGCTGCTAGCGAGCTACCGTATCTCGTTTATTGCGGTCGGCAAGGCCGGCGCGCCGGGCGGTATCTCCGGCCTGCTGCTCGGGGCTGGCGGATTCGGTGACGTACAGGGCCTCGGCCTGAACAGCCTGTTCTCGTCCCTGGGCGAGATCAACCGCGCCATCAACACGGCAAAGAGCTTCGTCAACAACACGGTCCTGGCGCCGGTGACCGGCTTCCTGCGCCTGTCGAGCCAGGTTTTCACCCAGGTGCACGGCACGATCCAGAACGGCCTGTCCCTGGCCGATCCGTTCATCCAGGTCGCGCACAACATCGCCCAGACCGGAGTCAACGTGTTCCGGACACTGGCCTCGGTCGCGAACATCCCGATGGAGGCCAAGGCCGCGCTGATGCAGGTGGCTGGCGCCTACAGCAACATCTTCTGCGTGCTGAAAAACTCGCTCAAGAAGTCGGCGACCTACGAGGACTACAACCCGCTGTACGGCGCATCGAACTGCTCGTCGACGGGTGGCGGCTTGCCGCCGTCGCAGTATGCGGACCAGAACCCGTTCTACTACGTGTCCCCTTCCGCAACCAACTCGGTCGGCGTCTCCCCGCGCGCCAGTGCCGCCCTCAATGACTTGGCGCAGCGCGACATCGTCCTGACGCCGTTGCCGCTGTCGACGATCGGCACATCGCTAACTGATGTGAATGCGGGGGTGCTGCTGGCATGACCGATTTCACCCGCCCGATTTCCGGTTTCCGGTTCGTCCAGACGCAGCGCGGCGACACGCTGCGCGCGGTGGCTCTGCGCGAGCTCGGGGACGCCAGCGGCTGGGCCCAGCTGATCTGGCTGAACAAGCTGGTCCCTCCGTACCTGACGGACGATCCGGCGGAAGTGCGCACCGGCGTCCTGCTGACCGGATCGACGATCCGTGTGCCGTCGGCGAGCGCGGAGGTCGATGCTGCCGTCTACCCGGACCAGGTATTCCAGACCGATTGCCTGCTCAAGGATGGCGCGTTCCAATTCTCGGGCGGCGACTTCGCTACCGTGTCCGGCCGTGAAAACCTGCACCAGGCGCTGGTCCACCGCATCCAGACCGACCACGGCGAGCTGCAGTTTCACCCGCGCTACGGCGCCAACCTGGGTCGCCTGATCGGCTCGCTATCGGGCCCGGTGCGCGCGCTGGTCGCCGGCGACTATGTGGACGAGGCGCTGCGCGAGGAAACCCGCATCAAGGACGTGACCAAGGTGACGGCGACCACGACAGGTGACCGGCTGAGCGTCGATGCCGAGGTCGTGCCGATCACGGGCGTCAACCTGAACGTATCCAAGGTGGTGTAATGGCATTTCAAATCAAGGATTTCCGCTCGATTTCGGCATCTATGGTGAACTGGATGAAGGCCACTCAGCAGAAGCTGACGGACTTCAACCAGGGTTCTGTCGCGCGCACGCTGGTCGAGGCCCCCGCCGCCGAGATCGACGAGCTCTACCAGCAGATGTTCATCGGCCTGAAAGAGGCGATCCCGGTCTCCGTCTACAACAGCTTCGGGTTCGATGCGATCACTGAGCTGCCGGCGACTGGGCTGATTCGGGTCAGCGTGACGGCCGCCGCGGTGCCGATCACGATCCCGGCTGGGACGACCTTCTCGCTGCCGTTCGGCGACGTGACGTACACCTCGAACAACGATGTCACGATTGCACCAGGGGGCACCTATGCTGACGTGCTGGTCACCTGCTCGGTGACCGGCGCTGCCGGCAATCTGCTGCCGGGCCAGTCGTTCACTGCCGAGCCCACCATCGGCGGCTTCCAATCGGCGCAGAACCTGGCCGCCTTCATCAGCGGCGTGGATACCGAAACCGCCGAGGCGCGCAAGAACCGGTTCAATGCTTTCATCGCGGCGCTGCCGCGCGGCACCGTCGCGGCGCTGACCTACGGGCTCAGCCTGGTCAACCTGACGGATGCCAGCGGTAGCCAGATTGAGCGGGTTGCGTCGAGCTCGATCGTCGAGCCATGGGTGACCGACGACACCCAGCCGATCGCACTGGTTCATTGTTACATTCACAACGGCGTAGGTGGAACCTCCGGCGACCTTGTCAACCGGGCGATCGAGGTGATCCACGGCTACTACGACGCGAACGGCGTTGCGGTTCCCGGCTGGAAAGCGGCTGGCGTGAAGGTGGAAATCTACGCCGCCACCGAGGTGCTGGTCCCTGTCGCCGGCGTGTTGACGGCCATTGCCGGCTACGACAAGGCGACGCTGATCAGCCAGGCAGAGCAGGTGGTCTACAGCTACATCCTCACGCTGCCGATCGGCGCCGCAGCCATCAAGTCGGAGCTGATCGCGCTCGTGATGGAGATCGACGGCGTGTTCAACATCACGTTCTCGGATCCGTCCGATGACGTGGCGGCAGACCAGCAGACCAAACTCATGCCGGGCGCGATCGCGCTGACCTGATGAAGCTGACCCAGAAGCTCCTATCGTGCCTGCACCGGGTGTTCGACAAGGACGCCGCACCGTTCCTCGTGCTGCGCCTGCGCTACGCTGGTGCAGGCATGACCTGGCGCGTGGAAAGCGCGACGCTGACCACGGCGCCGACCGGTGGCATCGGCGCGCCGCTGATGGTCGACTTGACCCAGTACACGATCGGCGAACTGGTCAACTACTTGGCCGCCCAACCGGGTTACTCGGTCGAGTATGCGGATCGGTCCGAGCTCTCCCTGATGGGTGCCGCGGTGCTGTTAGACGGCGCCGGGGACCAGAACCAGTCGAATGGTGACCACCTGTATGGCTACACCAGTGTGCTGTGGTCCTACATGGAGGCAAATGCGCGCGAGCTCGAAGCGGCTGCCGCCCAGATCGACCAGATGCTGCTCCAGATGAGCACGACCACCGCAGGCGACATCTGGCTGGACGAGCTGGGCGGCTACTATGGCGTGCCGCGCCTGCAGGGCGAGCTCGACGGGTCATACGGCCCACGCATCATCGCCGAGGTGCTGCGACAACGTGGAAACAATGTGGCGATCGAGGCGGCCATTTCAGCGTACACCGGCCAGTCCACAACAGTCACCGATGTGATCGTGCACACGCCGTTGTCGCCGCTCTTCGATGCGCACGACGACTTCGATGGTGCGCGGTTCTACAACTCGACCTCTTCGCCGCTCTACGGTCTGTTCGACGTCGAATACAGCTATGACCTGATCAACGGTGGGCAGATCGACAGTTTCCAGCAGATCGTGCACGACCTGATCGGCCGCTTGCGCGACGCCGGCACGCACTTGCGCTCGCTGCTGCTCAAGGGCTCCGTGCTGATCGACACGGTGGCCGCTCCGACAGATGGCGGCGCGCTCGGACTGCAGCCTGGGTTGTCGTTGGCCGATGCCGTGGCAGCTCCCTCGGAGAGTACCACGATGGCGGTCGGAGCGCTGCCGATGATCGACGCGCCCGATGTGTCGCTCGATGGTCTCGGCGTAGTAGTGACGACAAACTATCGATACAGCGGCGTGCGCAGGTTCAACGGGCAGGCGGTGTATCGGGGCGACCAGGTGAGCGCCGAAGACGTGGGTACGTCCGGCGACATCCCGTTCACGGCGCTGCTACTGGCTGATGGAACGCGCAATGCAAACGGCGCGGAAATTGCTGACGGATTGATCGGATAAACATGACGAACCTTATTGCCACCCCGGGCTGGGATGATGTCCCGCAAATCGAAACCACTACGCCGCTGCTCGGCGGGCCCGGCGGTGGTTTGAACGGTCCCGCGCAGGCCCTAGCCAACCGCAGTGAACTGCTGTCAGACCGGGACGATTCGATCAGCTTCGACTCGTTCTCGCCGACAGCTGATGGCGTTACGGATGTGGCTGGCCTATTCGAGACCGTGCGGGATTGGTGCAAGGCTGAAAATAAAAAACTCATTGTCGAACCTGGTAGCTACTACCTCTCGCGGCATGTTTATTTCTCCGAGCGCGAGCTGGCCGAGATTCGCCGAGGTGCCAACTTCGTCAACAAGAAGCTGATCGTATCAGGACGCAGAGACCTGACGCACCACTACCAGAACGACCTACGGCCGCATGCCGACTGGGTCCAGTCCCTGACCTACGGCCGCGTTCATTTCACCTTCGGCTTCCACTTGCCGTCGGGGATGAACAACCAGGGCATGACGTACTGGAATGGTGCCTATTACGTCGGCTTCGACGTGACCGGCGGTAATGGGCAGATCAACCGCTACTACGACAACGGCGATCAGGATCTGGGCTACGGCAACGTATGGGTGCCGACCGCGCACACCGCCGAGCTGGCATACCGCAAGGCCGACAACCGCGTATATGCAGCCTCTGGCGGAGCCACTTCGCCCACATTCGTGTATCGCCTGTCGGGCACTGGAAACGCAGTCGACATGACGCTCGACTTTTCGGCGTACGGCAATTCTGGCCTGATCGCGTTCGACAACGACAACGACCTGCTGCTGCTGCACACCGGTCCAGATGACGCATCAGCTAAGACCTTCCGCCTGATCGACCTGAACGATAGCAATAGGGTTATTTCGCAATTCACGATCCCGAGTCAGGGCACGCCGCAGGGGCTGGAGACATTCGATTCGGTGATCTACTACTGCTGCAATGGCAAGGTGGTGCTGCTCGACTATGCCGGCAACATCCTCGACACGTGGAGCTTCGGCGGCATGGTGGGCGAGTGCGAAGGTATCGCACTGGTGCAGAACTACGGCGAGCCGTGTTTGGCAATCTCGTTTAACTCGCCGCCGCGGGTGTACACGGTTCGGCCAGCGGGCAGCCTCGCCAACTTCAAGGGCGTGCAGACCGTTGGCTGCTGGAACCGCGCCGTCGACAACGGCAACAGCGGCCCCGGCACGTCGCTGGTGCCGAGCACGTTCAAGTGCTCAATTCGGAAAGTTGGCGCCGGTGCTTCGCCGGACTACGGATGGAAGGTGTCGACCTTCGGCAGCGGAAATCACACTTTCAACGACCTTCTGAACACGCCGACCACCAGCACGACGGAAGTGCGCTTCAAGTTCAAGCGCACGTTCTTCCAGTCGATCGTCAACGTCATGTGCTCGACTGGCAAAGGCTCGCCCTACATCGCGCGTGCCGACTACGACGAGAGCACGCAGGAAATCGTGGTGCAGCTGCTGACTTCGGCGCTGGCCGTGGTGAACCCGCAGACCGCCGCCGACAACCTGCTGTGGGTGTCTATCGACGGCGGCGTGCGCTACGACAACTACTAGGACCGTCTCCAAATCGTCGTGACACCACAATGACCTCTAACACCATCGGAGGTCATTGTGAAATTCAACGACGATGTGGGCCGGCCTCGCGGCGAGTTCATCCTGAACGTATTCCGCGGCGGCGAGCTCATCGAACAATACCGCGACGCGAACCTGGTCGTGGACAGCTCGAAGCCGACGCTGGCCAAGCTGCTCGGCGGAACCGTCGCGAACAACAGCGTCACCCAGATCGCATTCGGCACCAGCGGCACCTCGCCCGCCCCCGGCAACACCTCGATCACCAGCCCGTACCAGAAGGCGATCGACACGGTCACCTACCCGGCCAGCAACCAGGTCTCCTTCAACTTTTCGCTGGGTACTGGCGAGGCGAACGGGATGGGTATCCTCGAATTCGGCCTGCTGACCACCGCCGGGGCCTTGTTTGCCCGCAAGGTGCGCACCTCCGCCCTCAACAAGGATACCGACCTGACGCTGTCCGGATCCTGGATTATTTCCTTCTAAGGGCCGCACATGGCGAACATCCCAGAGCTCATTCAATACGACGCTGGCATCTACCAGCTCGAAACCACTGACCCGGTCCAGGGCGGCGTCAACGGCATCGCGAACGCGCAAGCCAAGGGGCTCGCGAACCGCACCGCGTACCTGAAACAACATATCGACAACCTGGAGGCCGGCAACACAATCCCGCCTGGCATCGCCAAGGTTGATAGCCAGGCGTTCACTGGTTCGCCGACGGTGCCAACGCCGGCGCGCGGCGACCGCAGCCTGCTGATCGCCAACACGACGTTCGTTAAGGACGTCGCGCACGGCGTCCTGGCAAAGAATGTAGCCGGCGGCGCCAATGTCACGCTTACTGCGGATGAGGCCAGCTACGCCATCCTGGTGCTGACGGGCGCCATCACCGCCAACATCGACGTGATCGTGCCGGCCACCGCGCACAACTTCGTCGTCCTGAACCAGACCACGGGCGCGTACACGCTGCGCATCAAGACCGCGGCCGGCACCGGTGTCTACGTCAAGCAGGGCAAAAACCTTGAGCTCGTCTGCGACGGCACCAACGTCCTGCAGGCCACGACCGATTTCACCGACACGGCGCTGACTGGCACCCCGACGGCCCCGACGGCGGCGATTGGCGACAATAGCACCCAGCTGGTCAACACGTCGTTCCTGCAGAACACCATCGGTGGCGTGGTATCCGTCAATGTGGCCGGCGGCGCCGACGTCACGCTGACCCAGCCCCAGTGGGGCTACGGCATCATCCTGCTGACCGGTGCGATCACTGCCAACATCAATGTCATCCTGCCGACCATCAACGACCAGTGGATCATATGCAATAAGACCACGGGCAACTTTACGGTGACCCTCAAGACGGCCGCCGGCACCGGCGCCGTGGTCCAGCAGGGCGCGAGCGTGGTCGCCTACTGCGATGGCACGAATATCGCGCTGGCCGGCTCGACCCCGGCGTCCACGTTCAACCCGGTGCAGATTTCCGGCACCGGTACGACCTTCGCCCTGACCTACACGCCGGGCAACCTGATCGTGGTGAAGAACGGCGCGACGCTGGCGCCCACCGACTACACTGCAACCAGCGGCACCAGCATCACGTTCAACACGGCGCTGGTCAGCAGCGATGTCGTGTACGCGTTCGTTTTTTCGTCGATCGTCATCGCCAATGCGCTGACCCAGGCGAGCGCGGATCTGCGCTATGCGCTGATCAACAACGGGACGCTGAACAAGCCCACCATCAAGGGCTACATCGAGCAGCTGCAGTCGCTCACGGGAGCCTTGGTGACGGTCGACCCGACCAACGGCACGATCGTGCTAATCACCACGTCGGCCAACACCACGATCACGTTGCCGACGCCGGTCGACGGCATATGCTTTGTGCTGGTTGTCTCGTACGGCGGCGCGCACACGGTCATGTTCGCTGGCGGTGGCACGCTGCGCTGGGCCAATGGTTCCGCGCCGACAGCCACCAGCACGGCTGGCAAGATGGACAAATACGTATTCACCTGCCTGGGTGGCAATACGCTTGGCCAGGACGGCGGCCGGGGCTTCTGATGTTTAGCTCTATCGGAATAGCCACCCGCCGGCTGGTCACCCAGACGTTCACCGGCAATGGCACGTGGACAGCGCCCGCGACCACGACGCGGATCGAGTCGGCGAGCGGTTATGGTGCGGCCGGCACGCCGAGCAGCTACAGCGGCGATGTAAATCAGAGCCACATAGTCGATACGATTCTTGGACAGAATAACACAGGTAACGGATCCTCGACATCTGGAGCCCGGTCCTGGGATAGCTTCCAGAACGATGCTGTCAGTGTTGCCTCTCACATCAACGGTGGTGGGACAGGGACGGACTTGGACTTCCATTACACCGGTCATTTGGCTGATAACACCTATGATTGGGCGACGAATTCGTTTCCTTTCAATAATGCTATCCCCGGAAGCGCGACGGTCTCCTATAGCTCCGGATGGAAAACTACCGGGGCGGTCGTTGACGGGGACATTGGTTTCAGCACGGTCGCCTGGCGCGAGTACGGCACGACTACGCCAGCCACGACAGGAGCCGACACGACCGCCTTCGGCGACACGTTCCCGGGCGGCACTGGTGGTCCGGCGACCCCGACATCGTTCTCGAACATCGCGGTCACCCCTGGCACCGCATACCCCATCACGGTCCCGTCAGGCGGATCGTTGACAATCACGTATTACCAATAAGAAAGGCTGGGCCGATGTGTGTCGATTGCTGAAAACCTTGCACGGATCGCTTCCTTCCTGACGGCTGACACGTCGGGGAACCTGACCGGCACAACTACACCGCCGTCGAACGACAACTCGAAGGCACTGGCCACCACCGAGTGGTTCAACCTGCTGGCGGCCGCGCATGGTCAGTGCCGGCTGGCTTACGTCAGCGGGACCTCGATTAAGCTGTCCCCGGCCAACGGCCGCAGCCTGATCATCAATGGCACGGCGCAACAGGTACCGACGGCTGGCGTGACGGTCTCCAACTCGGGACTTGCCGCCTCGACGCTCTACTACGTGTACGCATACATGAATGCCGGTGCGATGGCGCTTGAGCTGTCTACTACCGGGCATTCCACCAACACGAATTGTGTCGAGATCAAGAGTGGCGACGCATCGCGCACGCTCGTCGGCATGGCGTACTTGAACGCCAGCTCCCAGTTCCAGGACGATACGGCCAACCTGCTGGTGCTTTCTTACTTCAACCGCAAGCGCAAGGTGGGCAAGGCGAAATTCACGGCCGATCGCTTCATGGCGTCCAGTGTTGGCGTATTCAGCGAAGTCAACACCGAGATCCGCGTGACTTTCCTGACGTGGGCAGACGAGCCGGTTCGCCAGGCCATTTGTGGTGGCTGGACCGTCAATGGCGCGGCCACCGGTTACGGCTATGCCAACATCGACAACGATACAAGCGGCCAGCGTGCCTGGTGCTCGACCAGCTCGAACACGACCACCACGCTGAGCTCGGTCGACGAGCGGTTCGTGACCGAGGGCTATCACTTCGGCTCGCTCACCGGCAACTGCGCCAGCGGCACCAGTGTCCAGTACATCGGCGGAAAGAACGGCGAAGTGAGCCACGTGCTGACTGTGGCGGGGTGATTGGCGGCGCGCTCGTTGGGCGGCCGTCGTGACGATACGATTCTGAACAGCAACTTCACAATCCTCTTCTAAGGCGCCCGATATGGCGAGTTCCCAACCCGACAACCGGGTCCGCTTCGACCGAACGGTCAACCTCGGTCACATCCTGACATTCATCGGCTTCCTGATCACCGCCGGTGTCGGCTGGAGCACGATGGACCGCCGTGTGTCGGTGCTCGAGGACCGGGTCGCCATGCAGCGCGAGCGTGATTCGATGCAGGACGCTTCGAACAAAGACAAGTTTCAAGAGGTGCGCGAGAGCCTGCAGGACTTGAAGCGCAGCGTCGAGAAAGTAGCCGATAAGGTGGGGGCAAAGTGATGAAGAATTCCGTGGGGTTCCTGGGCTCGATCAAGGACAAGATGCGCATGTTTCACTGGGTGCTGATCTCGATCGCCCTGTATGTCGCGGCTGCGATACTGGCGGCCACGCAGTCCCTGCCACAGGTGCAGGTCGTGCTGTGGAAGCTCGGGCACATCACCCTGGCGGCTTTCGTCGGATACTGGGTCGACCGCCACGGCGCCCGTGATCGGCTCACAGAGACCAGCCCGCCGCATGCGCACCTGCGCCGGGCAATCATCATCGGCGCGGCGATGCTCGCCATCGCCATGGGGCTTTAAGATAACGGTCTTGGCTGTGGTATTATTGTTTAGCACACCTTCGTGCTACTTCTATTTCCACAGTCATGAACCTGAAACACGGTATGTACGGCACCCCGACTTACAACTCGTGGGCCGCCATGAAGCAGCGCTGCTATTACGAAAAGCACATTGAATTCGAGCGGTACGGAGCACGCGGTATAAAGGTTTGCGAGAGGTGGCACGACTTCATTGGCTTCTTTGCTGACATGGGTGTCAGACCCGATGGGTGCACGATCGACAGGATTGACCCTGACGGTGATTACGAACCAGGCAACTGTCGATGGGCTACAGGAATCGAGCAGGCCAACAACTGCGGCTCTAACCATGTGATCTGCTGGCAGGGTAGAGCACTGACTGCAGCAGAATGGGCACGCGAAGTTGGGTTCAAGAATGGCGGCGTGATCACAAAGCGGCTTCGTAGGGGGTGGTCAATTGGAGATGCCCTTGGGAAGCCAAATGGCACGTTCGTGAATGAGCCTGGTGGGAAGGCGACACAGTTCCAACCCGTGACGTTAGAGTTTAATGGGGAACGAAAGAGCATTTCAGAATGGGCGCAACACTTAGGCTTTGCCAATCCATCGGCTATTTCAAAACGGTTGCGACGTGGCTTGCCATTGTCGGATGTACTGTCGCCACCTCAGCGCAAGCGCAAGAACTGAAAGTTTCGCGCTGGGGGCCATCCGTAAAGCGTGAGGCACAAGCTGTATTCGGATTGAACGCTCCGGTGCCAATGTTCATGGGCCAGATAAAACAGGAGTCTGGCGGTAACGAGAAGGTGACCGCATGGGATGGGGGTATGGGTCTGGGTCAGTTCATGCCGTCGACCGCGAAGCAGATTTCGCGCTCCTATCCGGAGCTCGGCGCGCCGGACCCGTACAATCCGAACTGGGCGATCCGGGCACTGGTGCGCTACGACGGCTGGCTGCAGGCGCGGGTCAGGGGCGATACGCCATGTGATCGGTGGGCGGCAGCCCTCAAGGGTTACAACGCCGGACTGGGCTACGTGCAGCGCGCGCAGGCCCGCTCGAGCAAGCCTGGCGCTTGGTTTGGCGAGACCGAGACGATCAACGCCGGGCAGTCGGCCAAGAACTTTGAATACAGCCGGCTATATCCGCGTTGGATCCTGCTCAAGCACCAGCCGATGTTCACCTCGTGGGGGACCCCCGTATGTTTGAACTGATCCCAGCGCCGTATCGGCTCCTGGCGCACCTGGTGCTGGCGGCCGTGCTGCTGGCTGGCGCTGCGGCCGCCGGCGCCGTCATCAACGGCTGGCGGCTGGATGGCGCACACCAGCGCGCGCTGGCCGACAAGGACAAAACGATCACCCAGCAGGCTCTCGACTACGCCGAGCTCAAGGCCAAGGTCGCCGACCAGAACCATAAGATCGAGGCGCTGGAGGCCAAGAGCACCGCGGCTAATGACCGGCGCAAGGTGGCCGAGCAGTTTGCAGCGTCGGCGATCAAGCGGCTGGACACCCGTGAAGCGGTGGTCGCCAACAGCAAGGCGACGGACTGCGCCGGCGTGCTCAAGGAAGCCTGGGAGGCATGGAAATGAAACGTCTCCTGCTCGCTCTCTTGCCGCTGGCGATGGCCGCCTGTAACACGGTTCCGAAAAAGGAAGTCGTCGAGGTCAAGGTGCCGGTGCCGGTGGGCTGCCTGGGGAAGAAGCCGGTGCGCCCCGCGTCGAAGTTCGGGACCGGCGACTGGCCGGGCGACAAGGCTGCCGCTCAGGCGGCGCTGGCCGATGCCTCGGCCTGGGAGACGTATGCGACCCGCCTCGAGGTGACGATGGCCGGCTGCGATGAGAAGCCTGCCGAGGACGCTCAGGCGCGCCGCTGACGGCGCTCAGCCAGTCCCTGGCACTCGGTGCACAGCGTCTTTCCCATCCGGCGACGCAGCTCGGGCAGGGGCTCGCCGCAATCCTCGTTGCGGCAGAACTCAGGGCCGTAGCCCGAATCATCCGGTTTGAATTCTGGCGAGGACGGCGCGCGCAACTCGTTCAGCAGCTTCCATTGGAACAGTTCTTGGTCTTGCGCGCGGTCCTCTTGGCTCATTGTGCTGTGGCAATCCAGTTCGGTTTGTGCTGGCCGTCGAGCACCCATTTGCTGACGGCACCACGGCGCAGGAAAGAGACGGCGGCGGCCCAACGTTGCTGCAGGGTCGGGTTTTCCGGATAGAGCTCTTTCGCGCGCTGTTCGGTATCTACAAGGTACATTCACGACTCCAAGTTGTTGTTGTGCCGTAACTATACTCAGAATTGAGCAAGCGTGCAAAGAAAAGGCGCAGCTGAGCCGCGCCCTGTTTGCTTCGTGCAACAGTTATTCCGAGGCGGCCAGCTTTATCACCGTGCCGCTCGTGAGCACGGTATCCATCCACCGCGACCACTTCGCCATCGCCTCGCGCATCTGCGGCAGGTAGTCAGCCCGGTCGTAATTCTTCGACCCGGTGTCGTTCTTGGCGTGCTGCTGGATCAGGTCGCGGGTGAAGCGGTCGATGCCGGCGTCGTGCGCTCGGCTCTTCCAGGTGCGGCGCAGGTCGCGGGCCTGGAACCCCTGGATGTGCACGTCGCGGCGCCGCAGCCAGCGCCGAATCGCCTGGTTAACGCTCCGGTGTTGCGCCTTATCGTTCTCGTAGCCGACGCGCGCCGGGAACAGCGGGCCCTGGCCGTGCCGGTTGATCAGGTCGCGCAGGACCTCCACCGCCTGGCGGGGCAGGGGGATCGTGTGCGGCCGCTTGATCTTCGATTTGTGGGCTGGCATGCGCCATAGCGCCGCGTTCAGGTCGATCTCGGCGCCCTCGATGCGCAGGGTCTCCTGCACCCGCTGGCCGCAGCAGATCAGCAGCCGGACTGCGGCAGCCATCTCGATCGAGAACCCGGGCGTGCCGATCTCGGTCGCCTTCCAGAGCTCGCGCAGCTCGGCGGCCGTCAGGTTGCGGTCACGTGGTGTCGTGGCACCGGTGTCCTTGGCCACGTCGGCGGCCGGGTTGCGCACTAGGCCCCAGTCCTGGCGATCCTTGGTCGTGTAGTCGTTAGCCGACTTGATCGCCCACGCGAAGGCCGATGCAACATAGCTGCGCGCCTTGTCGGCGGCGCCGCGACACCCGGCATCGTAGAACCGCGAGACGTAGTCGACGATGTCGGCCGGCGTTACCTCTGGGGCCGGGCGCTCGCGCCCCAGCACATCGGCGGCGTTGTACCTGGCCTTGAGCAGCATGCGCTCGACCTCGTCGGCGCTGGCGCGGTCCTTCTTGCGCATGTGAGCCACGTAACCTTGGAACATGCGCTCGATGGTCGCTTTGCTGGTGGGGGCCGGCTTGGCTTCGCCGACCGGATCCTGTCCCTCAGCCACCTGAGCGAACACCTTGCGCGCCTGGTCGCGGGCGCGATCGGGCGGCAGGTCCGAGCAGCGGGCGATTGTCATCTTGCGCTGGGTGCGCTTTGCGTCCGTTGCGCGGTATCGGATCACATAGGTCTTGCGGCCGCTTGCCTGGACCCGAACGCCGAACCCTTCGAGCTCGGTATCCCAGACCCAGAGATCGCCCGTCGCCGGCGCCTGCAATCCATCCACAACCGTCTTCGTCAGCTTAGGCATAGTCTCTCTCACTACTGAGCACCAGAAACTGCGTCTGGTGCTTTGCCCTCGGGGCAGCCAGCTTTCGGGCGCTCATCGGGCGCACGATTTTCTGTGGATGACCGTCGCGACGCGCCGGACCGCACCAGGCTCTTGCCAGGAGAGGGCCAGTCAGGTAATCAGCGGCCACCACGAATTTCGGGCGCAGGTCGGGCGCAAAAGTCCGTGGCTGGTAGTGATTTTGGAGGATCTGTAGCGTAGCTGTCAGGATGGCTAACCGGTTGAAATCATGAACAAAAGTGACGTTCCGTGATTTCGCGTGATACCCAGCTTCTAAGACTACGAATCTGGGGGTCAGAGGTTCGAATCCTTTCGGGCGCGCCATTTCCTTCTTCCAAAACCCTTACAATCCAAGGCTTTGCACGGCGGGAACGACCTGTCAATCAGGTGTTCTGCGCCCAGCCTATCATCTTCGGGCGCAGGTCGGGCGCAAGAAATGACGGGAACGTAAGGGGTTTCCGGTGACGCCCGATGATTCGGCGGGAAGCTCGGGCGCGCCCGGGCGCAGCGCGCGGGCGGGGCGAGGTGAGGGCGAGGCGGCTGCCGGGTGTCGCAGGTTGGACAGGATGACGCGCCCGAACCTGCGCCCGAAGTTGCGCCCGAAGCCGGTCAGAGGACGATCGTGACCCGTTCGGCGGCGCGCGTGATCCCGGTGTAGAGATGCTTCACGCGGTCCTCGCGGAAGGTCGCGCTTTCATCGAACAGCATTACGTGGTCCCAGGCTGAACCCTGGCTCTTGTGCACGGTCAGCGCGTACCCGAAGCACATCTCGTCGGCGTGCTTACGCTGGTGCCACTCGAGCTCCTTCTCGGTCCCGAGGAAGAATTGGCGCGGCACGGACAGCTCGCCCGGGTCGTCCATGCCATCGAGCGACTTGACCGCCATGCTGACGCGGTCGTGCACCAGTGTTACGGCGTCGGCCGTCCAGAGCGAGCCGTTGAGCAGGCCCTTTTCCCGGTTGTTCTTGAGGCACACCAGGCGGTCGCCTGGCTCCGGCATGTCGGAGGTTCGACCCTGCAGCTGGCGGATGCGCGTGTTGAAGGCCTGTCGGGTCTTGTTCAGGCCGACCAGTACCTGGTCTGCGGCCAGGACCTGTTTCGAGCCGAGCCCAGCCCGCCGGATGATCCTGCTGTCGCCATAGGTCCCCTCGGCCAGGCGCCGGCCGGCCCGCACGTCCATGCTGAGCCGGATGATCGGATTATCGGCCGCCTGGCGGTGGATCTCGGTGAGCATGAAGTCCGGCTCGCCGTTGGTGAAAAAACCGTCGCCCTTGACCGGCGGCAGCTGCGCCGGGTCGCCCAGCACCAGGATCTTCGTTCCGAAGCTGAGTAGGTCCCGGCCGAGCTCGGCGTCGACCATCGAGCACTCGTCGATGATGACCAGCCGGGCGAACCGGACCATGCTGTCAGGGTTCAGGGTGAAAACCGGGTCGCCGCCATCCTCGTCCTCCTCGACCTTGTAGATCAGGGAATGGATCGTGCTGGCATCGCCGCAGCCCTTCTTGCGGAGGACTAGGGCAGCCTTGCCGGTGAAGGCGGCGAAGAGCACCTGGCCGTCGATGCCGGCGGCGATGTGCTTGGCGAGGGTCGTCTTGCCGGTGCCGGCGTACCCGAAGAGCCGGAAAATCTGCGGCGCGCGGCGATCGCGCACCCATTTATCAACGGCCGCCAGGGCGGCGGCCTGCTGTGGTGACCAGTCCATACATCCTTTCTGTTGTCACGCCGCGAGCTCGTCGCGGTCATCGTCGATTACGGTAAAGGCCGGCATCGCCTCGGTGGCGCGCTGCATGGCGGTCTGGATTGCCTCGAGGTGGCGGCGTAGGCGCTGGACCTCTTCGTCACGGTCGAGTCGCTGGATAGCGCGCTGGATGGCGTGCGATATATCGTGCAGCTTCGCGTCCGACTGCAGGCCGAGCACCCTGGCGAGCTGGGACTGCGACAGCCTGATCCGGTCAACCTCAATCTCGGCCCTTTGACGTGCCAGCTTTACCTGCTGCTCGGCCTGGGTCCGCAATTCCTCGGCAGACTGGTTGACCTCGGCGGTCCGCATCATGAGGCGCCTCTCTGCGCTGTGCAGGTCGTGCAGCGCGTCCGCGATCGCGGCCCCGTGCTTCTCCCGGATCTTGCGCTCGACGTCCCACTGGCTCAGGACGCGTGGGCCGATCGCCTTCTGCTGGCGGTCCAGCCCGTCGATGATCAGCTTCATCCAGGCGTCGCGCGGCAGGGTGTCGATCACCTTGAGGGTTGGGCCTTTCACGGTGCGCCAGACCTCGTCATGCCGGACGATGAGGCCGCAACCTGGCGGCACGTCCTCTTTCTTGATGAGCCCGGCGGGCACGGCGAAGATGACACCGGCAGCGAATTGCAGGTAGCTCTGCCACTTCCCAGCCGTCACGTCCCGGCGGAAGTCGGACACCGAAACCTTGCACTCATATGCCAGCGGAGTGAAACGGCTGTACTGCTTCTGGATCGTGTACACGTCCGGGCGCGGCGAACCCGACGGGCCCAGCTGCATGTCGGTCCAGACCACGCGGTCACTGTTGGCGCGGAGGTGAGCCGCCAGGTCGTTGGCCAATGCGTTGTGGGCCCACTTCACGGCGCCACCTGCTTAAACTCGACAACCCAGACCCACGGGTTGGCGTCCCAGCTGCCAGCGCCGTTGATGCTTTCCCACAGCCGCGCGTAGACGCTGGCGAGCCGGTCGCCGTGGCGCATGTCCTTGGTCGAGCAGCCCTCGGCCTGCGCATCTGCATCGCTGATGTCCTGCAGCCGCTCGACGCGCACGCTGACGATTTCGAGCAGGATGCGGCTGGCGCGGCGCGGCATGTGAATACTCGGCTTCCACGGGCCGCCATAGTCGGTGCGGTTGTCGCACTCGCGGTATACGAAGGACTCGTCGAGCGACCCCATGAACCGCGTACGCGCCCACGCCTCGCGCACCCACAGGCGGTCGCCGGGCTGGCCGTAGGGGCATCGAACTGCGGTAAGGATCGGACGTAACCCAATATCGTTTGGTGACCCGCTCACCATGAAGAACTCACGACCATCAACGTCATCCTCGACGTTAAACGTCTGCCACCCAGCCCACTGGCCCTTCACCACGCGACGCGTCTGCGTCTTGCTGCCGTCGAGCAGCGCGCGCACCATGGCGCCGCTGAAAACGATCGGCCTTTCCTTGACGGCATTGCCTGCCGCTTCTTGCTTGTTCGTCATCGGTATCCCCTATAAAAAGAGCGGGGTTTGGCCCCGCTCCTTGGAAATCACTTCTTATATTCGCTAGTGCTGGCCACGGTGTGCCGTACCTCCCACTCGATCAGCTTGTCCTCTGGGTACAATATACGACCACCGACCCGGCAAAATGCCGGCCCTGTCCCCAGATACCTCCAGTTGGCGAGCGTCCTGACCGAAATCCGACCCTCGTATCTCTCCGCAACCTGCGCGGGTGTGAGATACGAGGTCTTGCGTGTTGCTTGTGCTGCTACCGCGACTGCTACTGCCTGTTGCATGTGCTTCCAGCTTCCCCTTGCTGTATTGCTTCTGTTCTTTTGTTGCGTGATTAGAACACTTCTTCCTCGTCAACATCACCAGCTGCGGGCACCGGCGGCTGGGTCGGCTGCTGAGTCGGTTCCGGGGTCGGTTCCGGCGCCGACTCAGCTGCTGTTCGCGGAGTGTTCTGTTTGTCGGCCGAACCGTCTTTCACGGAATTGCGTCCCATTTCAGTCGATTTGCCCGAGGCCCTGGTCGTCCTGGTCTGGGCCGGCGCAACGCCTTGCACAGCAACCTTTCCAGCGGCAGCAGCGTCGGCGATCGCCTTCGGTGCGCCGGTCGACTGGTCAGTCTGTTGTCCTTCCATCGGGAAATATTCCGACGGGCTGGCGCCCTCCTTGAGGGCGTTACCGATACCGATCAGGTCGACCAGCTCGTCGCTGGTGGTGTCGTCGATGCCGTGGCTCAGGTAGGTTTCGATGCGCTTGATCGTCACCCCGTACTTGGAGAATGCCTGGACCACGCTCTGGATGCGGTCGCGCAGCGGCTTCTCGTTGCCGCCAGCGGCCGTCTTGGCGCACTCGGCGATGCCGGCGGCCGTCATGTGCTTCGGCAGCAGGGCCATGATGCGGCCACGGATCTGCTTGCTGGCCTTGTTGGCGATCAGGTTGTCGATCTCGGCCTGATCGCGACACGGCTTCGGGCCGTTCTTCGTGTCGATCACGTGCTCGACGGTGATCTGGCGGACGCTGCGGTTGTTCTTCTCCTTGTCCCAGGCGTAGACCTCGACCTCGGACTTGCCGGCGGAGCGCGACAGCTCGCGGTGGCCGTACTCAAAATTGCCGTAGCAGCGCGCCGCCTCCTCGGCGAAGCGGATCGACGGGCCCGAACCGCGGTTGGGCACCGAGTAGAACGCGGCCGCCGCGAACTCCGGGCTGCGGCAGGCGTCCAGGAATTCGGCGATCGAGCCGGTCACGCTGCGCGGGAACATCTTGGCCAACTGGATCTGGCCGCGCGCCTCGGCAACGGCGCGCTCGGATTCGATCGAGACGGCGCCGACGTTCATGACAGCCCCGGCCGGCACCGCCACGGCGCGGCGGAATGGATCGGACTCGGGGTTGTGCATCGGGGTGAGGTCGTTCATGTATTTCTCCGGTGGTGGTGAAGTGTTGATTATATTTGATTATTCGTTGCTTGTGTTTAATCAGCAGTGCTGATCGAGAACTCTTCGTTGCTCACGCGCGTCACGAACATCTGCAGGCCGTTATCTGCGGCTTGCTTGTGCAGTTCTGCCAGGCTCGCGTCGTCCAGCGACTCGATGCGGTCCACGCAGATGATGCCCAGCTCGCCGGCGCGCAGCTTGGCCACGCCGACGGCGACCTCGACCTGCTGCGCCGTGTTCAGGCGGTCGAGCGGTACGTCGTTGCGGTAAATCTCGCCGTCGCGCACCTCGAGGCCCGGAATAGGCAACTTTTTGAGCAGGTCGGCCTTGTACCGTTCGATGCCTTCCAGCGCCTCGGTCTGGCGCTCGGCCTCGGCGCGCAGCGCCTCGAGCTCGCCGGTCATCTGTTTGACCAGCTCCAGCGCCTGCTCGCGCTTGGCTGCCGCCTCGCGGTTCGAGCGGATCACGGCCAGCGCCTGGTTGAGCGGAGCGGTGGTCTCGGTATAGGTGGCGTGCGCCTTCTCGGTTGCGGTGCTGGCGCGTGACTGGTTGTCTGTCAGGTCGGCGTTGATGGCGTCGACCTTCTCCTGCGCCTCGGCTTTCAGGCGATCAATGGCGGCCTGCAGCTCGGTGCGGATCGCGTCGATGTCGGCACGTGCCTTCTCCTTGATGCCGTCCAGCTTCTTCGTGATCTTGCTCAGCGTGTCGTCGCGCTTAGCGGCTGATGCCTGCACCTGCTCGACCAGCTCGTCTTCGCTGCCCTCGACGCCGGCAGCCGCGTCCGGGATCGTGGCGCGCAGCTGCTTGATCGTCGCGTCCTTCTCCTTGACGGCGCGGTTGGTGCCGGTGCGCGCGTCGTAGACCTGCTTGTGCACGGCCTCGATCGTGTAGAGAGCGTGCACGTTGGGGTCGACCTGCACCTTTATGCCGGAGATCGCGGTAAGCTCGGCGGCGTCGATCTGCAGCGGCATGGATTCGAGCAGGACCTTGACGCGGTCCTTCTTCGGCGCGGCCAGGAACTCGACCGGGTTCACGCTCAGCATGTCGGTCAGCGAGCGGATTACTTCGGCCGGCCGCGGCAGCTTCTTGCCGTCGGCGCCGCGCACGTCGGTCGTGCTCTTGTCGGCGGTCACGGTCTTGGCGATCGACGTGCCGTCGTCGAGCACCAGCACCACCTCGCCCTTCTCGGCGCCGTTGCGCAGCAGAGTTGCGTCGTGGCCGGATTGGATGGCCGACTTGATGGCCTCCAGCACGCTGGTCTTGCCGGTGCCGTTCGGGCCCTCGATGCGGGTGAAGCCGGCCGGCGACAGTTCGAGCTGGTCGATGCCGAGAATGTTGCGGATGGTGAGGTGTTGGATTTTCATGGTTAGTTGTGGCCGATGGCGGCCTTGATGAGTTGATAGGTCCTGGTGGCCGGGGTCCTGCTCTTGCCGTCGCGCCAGTTCGGGACTTCCGCGTCCATGGTCAGGCAGATGGCGTCCCAGTCGCGCACCAGGGCCGCCCACTTCTTCGACTTTTCAGCCATCTTCGGGAACAGCGGCACGAATTCGGGGCACCGCTCGAGCAGCAGACGGCAGCGGCGCACATCGGCCGGGTCGTGAGGCACGTCACCACTCCAGCCCTGCAGCGCGTCGAAGCCGGTCAGGTGGGTGAAAATCGTGTTGCTGCTGATGCCGCGCTCGCCACCGGCCAGCCATTTGCAGGCCGCCTCCGAGAGGCCGGTGACGCCGGGCGTCCGCTTGACCTGGCGCTCGAGATCAGGCCGGATCTTCGTCATCAGCGCGCAGATGTCGCTTTCGAGGCCGAATGCGAAGTTTACGCCCATCTTCATGGCGAGTGCCGGTGACACGATAGCCTTCTTCGGCATCGCCGTGCTGATAGCCGTCAGCCACTTCGGCGGCAGCGCGCCCTCGACCAGCACGCAGCCGTCGCGCTCGGTGATCGTGAAGCGCGTCTGGCGCCCGTCGATCTGCATTGAAACCATGTCCATTATTCGGATCCTTGAGTGAGTTGATCAGAGATAGGCTGGCGCGATCGACCGCGCCCAGCTCGGCAATTCGGCCTTGATGACCTGGCCGCCGTCGGCGCCCAGCCAGGTATCGGTGCGGCGGCACTCGAGGTAGCGGGCCAGGTCCTGCCGATACAGCGCGCGGCCGCGGGCGATGTCGTCCTCGTCCAGCCAGTGCACGGCGACGTCGTACGGGCGCATCTTTTGGGCCGCGATGAAACAGAAGTAGCGCGGCGCGTCGGCACCATAGAGCCAGTGCAGGATATCCAGGCACAGCGCCGCCTGGACGTCGTAGCGGCGGTTGGCGATCGAGCGGCCGAAGCCGGCCTTACTGACGTCGTCCGTCGTTTTCAGGTCCGGCACGACCATGCCGTTGGCGGTGATCAGGTCCGGCCGGGCCTTGAGCAGGATCAGGTCGTTGTCGTCGTAGCCCTCGCCGAGTACCTGTCGCGCGGTTACCGTGACGAAGAACGACTGCTCGACGCGCGCGCCGCGGATCAGGTCGGGCGCCGTGTGGTGGCGCGAGACGGCGTTCAGCATGCCGAGCATGTTCTTGTAGTCCTGGGCGGCGATCGGGATGCGGTTGCCCATCGTCTTCGCGTGCTCGCGCAGCAGCCACGGCATCAGGCGCTCGGGCGGGAATCCGTCCTCGATCAGGCGGTCGACCAGCTCGCCCTTCGTGCCGCTGACCATCAGGCCACGCTCGGTGCACGCTTTCTTGAGGTCGACCACCAGGTCGAGAGCATCCGGGTACGCCGATTTGTCGAACCCGACCGCGTAGGTTTGCTCGAACATATGCGGCTCCAGCACCAGGGTGTGGGTGCCGCTGCCGACCGCGAAGCAATGCTTCTCCTCGCGTGGCTCGCGCTCGGGATTGACGTAGGCGTCCCAGAACGCCAGCGGGCTGATGGCAATCGCGTCGAGCATGCTCTTCGAGAGGCCCGGCGCGGCGTGGTACTGCTCGTTGGTAAGGTCAACCAGGCCATGGAGGTGCAACTCCTGCCCCGGTGCGTCTTGCAGTTCCATAAGTTCCCTTCATCAATTTTGTTAATGTAGCTCAATTCTGAATCAAATTTGAGTAATGCGCAAGTATTGCTCCCCGGCTTGTCTGTTTAATCCACGCAACATCACGGGTTTTCACTTGGAATCACGATAATCATTTTTCGTGCATTGGTCTTTTATTGTACAATTGCCGAACATCGTAATTTCGTAGAGGAACCACGTGACTAACTTCGTTCAGGTATTCCACCAGGCGCTGGACCAGCTGGAGGCGGAGGCGCGCGAGGTCGACCTGACCTTGACCTCGATCTGCCGCGAGACCGGCGTGAGTCGCGCGACACCTGACCGGTGGCGCAAGAAGATCCCGACCACGATCCAGCTGCTCAGCGACATGCAGCAGGTGGTGACGGACCGGAAGGCCAAGCTGGCAGAAGATAAGAAGAACGCGCTGCACCACGACTGACGCACAATAATTAGCGCGGATAGGAAGCACTCGAGCCGCGCCCTGAAAGAGACCGTATGGCCGCAATCGCATTACGACCGTATCAAGAGGCGGGTGTCGCTGACATCCGCGCCGCGTTCAAGCGCAAGAACTACCCAGTGCTGTTCGTGCTGCCCACCGGCGGCGGCAAGACCTATACTTTCTGCTACATCGCGTCGAATGCAGCCGAGAAGGGCAACAACGTCCTGATCATCGTGCACCGCAAGGAGCTGCTGCTGCAGGCCTCTAAATCGCTCAAGGCGCTTGGGATCGACCATGGCCTGATCAGCCCGCACTTCACGCCGGCGCCGCACAAGATGGTCCAGGTCGCCAGCATCGACACGCTGCTGATCCGGCTGAAAAAGCACCTGGCGCGGTGCGAGGCCGCGATCGCCGCTGGCCGGGAGCCGCCCGCCAATCCCTACAGCTTCAAACTCGTCATCTACGACGAGGCGCACCACGTCACCCTGTCCAACAAATGGGGCAAGCTGCACGAGCTGCTGGGCAAGCAAATCACGCTGGGCGTCACCGCGACGCCGATCCGCGGTGACGGCTGCGGCCTGGGTGACGGCCACGGCGGCATCTTCAAAGAGATGGTCATCGGCCCGCTCGTGCCCGAGCTGATCGGAATGGGCATGCTGATCAACCCGACGGTCTACACCTGCCTGTCGCCGCCTGACTTCTCCGATCTCAAGACGAATGCCGAGGGCGAATACAACGCCAAGGATGTTGAGGAGCTGGTCGACAAGCCGGTGATCATCGGCAGCGCGGTCGATCACTACGCCGAAATCTGCCCGGGCGCGCGCGCGATCGTGTTCTGTGCGTCGATCAAGCACGCCAAACACGTGGTGCAGGAGTTCAATGCCCGCGGCTTCCGCTTCGCGCTGCTGGTGGGCGAGCCGGAAATGAGCGACGCCGAGCGCACCGAGGTGAACCGCAAGCTGGCTGAGGGCGAGCTCGACGGCGCGTGCACCGTGGCGCTGGTCGATGAGGGCTATGACCTGCCGGCGCTCCAGGTGTGCATCGGCCTGGCGCCGACGGCGTCGCTGTCGCGCTACCTGCAGCGGGTCGGCCGGATCATGCGCCCGGCGCCCGGCAAGTCCACTGAGAACACCTGGTATCTCGACCATGTCGGCGACGTCGGCCGGACCGTGGACGGCATTTTCAAGGTCAAGCACGGCCTGCCGAACGCTCACCGCGAGTGGTCGCTCGAGGGCCGCAAGAAGCGCGGGAAGAAGTCGGCTGCCGACGACGTCAAGATGATGCAGTGCCCGGAGTGCTTCCACGTCTTCGAGCCGGCCAAGAGCTGTCCGCAGTGCGGCCACGACATGGCACCGCAGGCGCGCCAGATCGAGCAGGTGGACGGCCAGCTTCAAAAGGTGACCGAGGAGCTGGCTGCAGCAGCCGATGCCGCCAAGCAGGCGCGGCGCGACCAGGCGCGCGCGGAGACCGTCGAGGAGATGGTTGCCCAGCTCGGCTATACCCGCTCGCGCGCGCTGATCATCGTCAAGGCACGGCAGGAGAAGGCGGCGCTCGTCGACGGGCTAAAAACTGACCTCACCGCGTGGCGCGAGGAGACCGGCCAGTCGCCGTTCGAGCTGTTCGGCGTCGCCATGGCCGACATCCCGAAGATGAAGCCGGCCGAGCTCAAGGAGCTGCGCGAGCGGTTCGAGGAGCACCGGCGTCAGCACAACACCAAGGAGGCGGTCGACGTGTTCCGCCGCCAGGCCCAGCAAGAACTCATCAATTTCTAATCGCGGCGCGCCGCACTACCAGGGGGAATCATGGCATCAGTCAACAAGGTCATTATCGTGGGCAATCTCGGGCGCGACCCGGAAATGCGCTACATGCCGAGCGGCGACGCGATCGCGAACATCGCGGTGGCCACGTCGTACAAAACGAAGGGTCAGAACGGCGGCGAGGCCAAGGAATACACCGAATGGCACCGCATATCGTTCTTCGGTCGACTGGCTGAGGTCGTGGGCCAGTATCTGCAAAAGGGCAGCAGCGTCTACGTTGAAGGCCGGCTGCAGACCCGCAAGTACACCGACAAGGACGGCATCGAGCGCTACGCTACCGAGATCATCGCCGAGAACATGCAGATGCTAGGGAACACGAAGCAGCGTGAGGACGGCGGCGCGCCGCCACCGCAGCGCCAGGCTCCCCCGCAGCAGCGTCCGCAAGGCCAAGGAGGCGGCAAGCCCGCGCCGAACTTTTCGGACATGGACGATGACATCCCATTTTAATCATTTCTGATCAATGAGCGACGAAATCTCCGTCATGCGGCGCGCTTGGCTGCGCGTCGCCAATACCACGACGCTCTTCCGGTGCAACACGGGCAAGGCCTGGGCTGCTGGCGGCAAGGCGCAGCGCCGTCCTGACGGCTCCGTGCTGCTGCCGAATGCGCGCCCGATCGCGCTCGGGTTGTCGATGCCGAACGGCGACCCGGTGGTAGGCACGCACGACCTGATCGGCTGGACCAGCCTGGTGATCACGCCGGCGATGGTCGGCAAGCGCGTGGCCGTGTTCACGTCCGCTGACGCCAAGAACTCGAGCGGCGGGCGCCAGCGGCCGGAGCAGGTGACGTGGAAAGACAACGTCCAGCGTGCCGGCGGTATCGCCGGTTTTTTCAGTTCGCCAGAGGGGGCCGAGCAGATCATCGCCGACTACATAAAAAATCTGGAACACGGGCAACAATAGGCTGCTCAAATACGATTATAATCATTGTTCATCACGGCATTTCTCGGTTTTCCTGCGCGACTCATTGCAGGCGACTAGTAGTGTTTTACGGACGGGGGAGGGTAGCTCCCTGACGCTGCTGCTGGCGTCTTTTACCCCCGTTCTTTTTTCAGCAGCGAATGTCCCACAGCAGAAGGACTATGGCCAAATTACCAGAGGATGTCATCAAGAGGGCGCGCGAGGTTGATATTGTCGACCTCATCGAGCGTTACGGCGTAAAACTCCACAAAGCAGGACCCGAATACAAGGGCATCTGTCCCTTCCACAGCGAAAAGTCACCATCTTTTACCGTTACACCTGACGTCGAGAGCTCGGGCATCGGGCGCTATCATTGCTTCGGCTGCGGAGCATCTGGCGGCACGATCCAGTTCGTCATGGACTATGCGTCGGCCGATTTTCGCGATGCCGTCACCATGATCACCGGCGGTACGAGTGCAACTGTACCACCGCCGGAGCGCCGCACGATTGAGCGCGATCAACCGGACGAGTGGAATTCGCTCAACAAGGTCACCCAGATCGCGCCGACGCCGCCGGACATCAAGTACCTGGCTGCGCCGAGCAGCTTCGAGGTACCCAAGAGCGTGAACAGCTTCACCGGCAACGACGGCGTCACCCGGGTCAAGCACGTGGCCGCGCACCGCTGGGCGTACCTGAACGCCGATGGCGAGCTGATCGGCTACATCGTCCGGTTCAACCTGCTCTGGGGTGGCAAGGAGGTCATCCCCCAGACCTGGTGCTCGAACAGCAACACGGGCGAGATGGCCTGGAAATGGAAGTCGTTCGGCAAGCCGAGGCCCATGTACGGGCTCGAGCTGCTGGCGGCGAACCCGAAAGCGCAGGTCCTGGTCGTCGAGGGCGAGAAAGCCTGCGACGCCGCGCGCGCGCTGTTCGCCTCGCTCGGCATCCCGCCGTCGAAGCTGGTCGTGGTCAGCTGGCCGGGCGGCAGCAAGGCAATCAAGCACGTCGACTGGTTCCCGCTGTTCCGCCGCTCTGTCGCCTTCTGGCCGGATGCCGACCAGAAACCCTATCCGGAAAACCATCCGCGTGCCGGCGACCTCATGCCGGCGATCGAGCAGCCGGGCATGGTCGCGATGCGCGACATCTACCGCGCGATCAAGGACCAGTGCGAGGGCTGCAAGCTGATCATGCCGCCGACCGGCGTGCCCGACGGCTGGGACCTGGCCGACGAGGCGCCAGAAGCGTTCAACCTCAAGGCCCACATGAAGACCGGCGTGCTCGCGGCCGAGGTGTTCGAGGCGCCGGCCGCCGAGGAGCTGGCCGAGGATCCGCCCTGGGACACTGGCGAGCCGATGGCCGAGCAGGAGCTGGCCGCCGAGTCTCCCGCGCCGGCACCGAAACCCGCACCAGCGCCGCGCCAGTCACGCGCCGACGAGCACGACAAGCTCGAGGACCCGGCACTGGCAAAGAACGGCTATTTCCGCGTGCTGGGCTACGACCACGATCGGTTCTACCTGCTGCAGCATGAGAAGAGCCAGATCATGGTCTACACCAAGTCGGATTTTTCCGAGCCTGGTCTGATTGAACTGGCACCGCTCGACTGGTGGGAGACCTATTTCCCGGGCGGGAAGAATGGCGGCATCGACAAGCGTGCGGCAATGAACTGGCTGGTGCGCAAGGCCCACAGCCGCGGCGTCTACAGCATGAACCGCCTGCGCGGCCGCGGCGGCTGGCTGGATCGCGGCCGCCTGGTGTTCCACCATGGCGACTTCCTGACCGTCGACGGCAAGCGCGTCGAGATCTCGAACATGGACAGCTACTACGTCTACGAGATGGCCGAGGCGCTGCCCGACATCCCGGACGAGGCCATGACCTGCGAGGAGGGGCGCGACCTGCTCGACCTGGCCAGCATCTTCCGCTGGACGAAACCGGCGTCCGCGGCGCTGATGGCCGGATGGGTGGCGCTGGCGCCGATCGGCGGCTCGATCCGCTGGCGGCCGCACATCTGGCTGAACGGTGGCGCTGGGTCCGGCAAGACAACTGTCCTCAACCGCTTCGTGCACCACCTGATGAACGGTATGGACCTGTTCGCGCAAGGTAACTCGACCGAGGCTGGCCTGCGCCAGGAGCTCAAGGGCGATGCGCGGCCGGTGCTGTTCGATGAGTCCGAGTCCCAGACCGAGCGCGAGGCGCTGCGCATCCAGGCCGTGCTCGCGATGATCCGCCAGGCCTCGAGCGAGAGCCAGGCGAAGACCTACAAAGGCACGGCAGGCGGCGACGCGATGGCCTTCCACATTCGCTCGATGTTCTGCCTCGCCTCGATCCAGGTCGGAATCAAGTTCCAGGCGGACATCGAGCGCATGACCGTGCTGTCGCTCCAGCCGAAACACACGGACCCGGAGCCGGAAGAGACATGGAAGCGCATCGACAATGCTCTGCACGTGATGCAGCGCGACGAGACGCTGTCGGGCCGCCTGATCCGCCGCTCGCTCGAGCTGCTGCCGGTGACGCTCAAGAACATCGACGTGTTCAGCGAGGCCGCGGCCATCCGCTTCGGCAGCCAGCGCGACGGCGACCAGTACGGCACGCTGCTGGCCGGCGCCTGGTCGCTGATTTCCCGCGAGGTGGCAACCCGCGAGGCGGCGCTCGAGATGATCGACATGTACGACTGGTCGGAGCACCGCGAGAACAACGACACGGACGAGGGCGAGCGCGCGCTGGCTGCGCTGATGGGCGCGCTGGTGCGGATCCAGGGCTCGGCCGAGATCACGGTCAACGAGCTGGTGCGCACGGCCAAGGGCTACCAGGTCGACGGCGTCACGATGAGCAATTCGAACGCCGAGGCAGTGCTGCAGCGGCATGGCATGCGCATCGAGGCTAACCGCCTGATCCTGTCGAACTCATCCGGCGAGCTCAGGCGCCTGATGCATGGCACGCCTTTCGAGTCCGACCTGCGCGGTGTGCTTCTGCGCCTACGCGGTGCCGACCGATGCAATAACCGCAGCTACAAGTTCTCAGGTGTGCCGTCTAAGGCCATCTCGATCCCGCTCGACGACCTGCTGGACGACGATGTCCAGATGAAGATGTCGGACTACGATGAGGTGAATTTCTGATGGCGGCGCCGATCAGGGTCACCGGCGCCTTCGTCAATGACTTCAACGAGTATTGCGAGCGGGCCGGGCTCACCGGTCCGGAGCGCGAGCGCCTGCGCCAGGACGTTCGGGCGGACTTCGCCACCGTCGGGGGCTTCATCTCCGAGACGGTGTCGGTGTATCGTTTCTGTGATGAGACCTGGGGTTATCTGCCCACGCCGCGGCTGTGCGAGGGCTACTTGGCGTCCAAAGGCTGGTATCCGGAGGACCCGACCATCTTCCAGCGGTGCGGGATACTACTGCTGGCCAAGCTATGCGCGCAGGCTGCCGGCGTTATATCGTGGCCGGACGGCCAAACAGCGCCGACATCAGCGGATCCGGCGGCGGAATCGTAACTGGCTTGGGGGCGGGGGAGGCACGCCGTTTGCCGCCTTTCGGCCGCCGGGCGTCGAGCTCGCAGCCGATCTTGTAGACGGGGTGCCGGTCCTCGGCGAACCCACAAACGTAGATGTAGTTCTGTTCGCGCAGGAACAGGATGCAGCGGCGCGTGTCCTCGTCGCGGCCGTCGTTCAGTTCGATGAGCTGAGGGCGGGACAGCTGGGTGTCTTCGAGTGCGCGCAGCAGCGCAAATGCACGGGACTGGAGCGGGTTGCGGGGTTCGGGAAGGATCAGGTTCGACATCGTCTCAAGCAGTCTATGCCGGAGACCGTCCGGCGCGGTTACCAGGCAGCCGCAAGGCCGTCCAGGTGATCGAGATCAATCTGCATCTCGCGCCCGATCGCCAAAATCGCCACGATAATCACGTCACGGCTCTGGTCGCTCTTCGCGCGCTGGAGCATGTCCCGGGCATGGTTCAACCGGTCAAGGTCCGTTTGCAGGTACTGTCGCCAGCGTATCGTCACGGCGCTGCGCATGTCGTCTTTTTGAGTATTCATGGCATCACGGGTACGCCTCGATCGCGCCGACGGCCAGGATGCACAGCGCCAAGCCGACCCAGCATGCCCACTGGTTGCGGTCGAGCCAGGCGAACAGGCGCAGGATGGGGGACTGGCGAGTGATGGTGGCTCCGGTGTGGTAGGGCTTCATGCCGCGCGCTCCTGTTCGACTTTTGCCAGCAGCTGGTCGATCGATTCCTTTTCCGCATTGACCTTGCGGATGAGCGTGGCATCAACCATCGCGTCGATCGCGTCCAGTCTGGTGCGGGCAAGTTTCAGGGCTTCGTACAACTGGTCACGCTGGGCCTCGAGGCGCCCGAGGGCGCTCCCCTGCTCGATAATGTAGTTCTCGACGTTGAACTCCTCGACTTCCTCCGTGGGAACTCCGTCGAAAGCGTTCCAGCATGCTGCGAGGCGACGAGCGTTGTCCCGGTTCTTCTCGGCGCGCTCGCGGCCAGCCTTGACGCCATCGGGGCCGCCGTCGGTGAAGACGAAGCGCAGAGTGTCCGCGACTACGCCATCAGCGCCGATCAGCAGCGTTGGGTAGTCGCAGTCGTCGCGGGTCTTGAGGGCCAGCCGGCCCGTCGCGTGCTTCTCGTTGGTATCCATACCTTCCTTTCTTCGCCGGCCCGGCCGGCATCGGTTGATCAGCCGCGCCAGATGGCGACAGCGGTGTCTCGTATGTGCGCCATGATGGCGGCCGCTTCGTCCTGGTGGTCGGCGCCGGCCCAGAAACAGAAGGCGGCGCAGGCCAGCAGGATGACCTGCGCCACGCGCGCCCAACCGGACTCGTATCGTACACGCAGCACCTGCCTGCCGTTGACGGTCAGCGGCTCGGCGGTCACGCGGCCCAGCGACCTTTCCGCCGGCATGCCGAACCAGTCGGCCAGCGTGTCCAGCGGCACGCCGGACTTCGCTCGGATGTGCACCAGCGTGCTCACTTTCAGGTCGCGATGCTCGCCCTTGTTCAGGCGGCAGAGCGAACCTTGAGGTAGGCCCAGCAGCTTGGTGCAGTGGGCGTGGTTCCGGGCGCCGGTAACCTGCATCAGGCCCTGGACGAGGTGCTTGGTGCTCATGCCAGCTCCAGTGCCATCTGGCGGTCCGGCTGCAGCGCTGCGCCCAGGCATTCGATCGCCGTGCCGGTGGGCATCGGGAATGAGCTCACGCCGGGCAGTCCGAGGACCTGGACCGAGGTGATCGCGCCTTCCATTTCGGTGGTGCGGACGTCGGCGCCGCGCGCGGTGACTGCGGCGATGAGCTCTTTCAGTCTACTATTCAGCGTGTCCATGTTGCTCCTTATTGTCATTGTATTTGCAATCATTGGCACCAGCGAGCCGTACGGCGCCAGAGCGGCCTCGCAACACGACGTCGCCGGTTGGCTCGCCGCGCCGGTCGTAGTCCATGTCCAGCACCGTGTAGGGCAGGCCTTTGAACGTCACGTGAGCTCCGGGCTTGAGGGCTGATGTCGGCATGGCGTCAGGCCCGCCGAAGCGGGCGGTTGGTGTTAGGCGGCGCGCTTTTCCTGCTCGGCCTTGAGTTCGGCCAGTTCACGCTCATACTTCGCAGCGTTCGATGCGCCGAAACGGCGGGCCGTTTCCAGGCGGTTCTGCGTGTCGGCAATTTTTGCGTTGAGTTCTGCGTCGCTCATCATTTCCCCTTCATCCATCGCCGCGCCCCATGCGCAGCGTCCATGAACACACTATACATCAAATTTGAGTAATTGTGTTGCGTTCATCAAATATTGTTCGCCCGCGCAACACTGCGCACGTGTCTTCCCGCAGATTTTGCGGTTACCCGGTTACCGGTCGAAAATCCTATTTAAAATCAGCGGCTTAGTGGTAACCAGCGCCGGTTACCGCGCGGTTACCACGGTTACCGCTCCAGCGGGCACGGTAACCGTGGTTTCCGACCTCATTTTGTAAGTCATTGATTTTAAACCGGTAACCAGTAACCGTAACCTGGCGGATATAGATACATAAACACACAGCACATATACCCCCCCACCCCCTATATCACCTCCTGTATGTATCTATATCTCTATATCTTGGTTACTTGGTTACTGGTACTAGAAAGAGCAGAAGAATCAAATACTTAGCGGTAACCAAGGCCGGTTACCGTTCGGTTACCGGCGGTTACCGCCAAAATCCGGGCCCTCCCAGCCATCCCGCAACTTCACGCCAGGTCACCAATACTGCACCGGCTTCCCGTGTGGTCACGGAACAACATGCTTTACTTAAAGATTACTTGGATATGAGCAAATATCCGGTGATATAATTGCCGGACGATAACAGGGGGTGCCATGGGGATGGTGGAGTATTTCGAGAGGCCGGAGCTGCCGGGCGTGCCCGCATTCCGCTGCGAGAAGCTGGCCGCGACGCTGTCGGTCAAGAGCTGCGCTGACATGTGGCGCAAGGCTAACCACGACAACCTGGAGCGGCTGTCGCGCTGCAAGACCTGCCCGATCGGCGCCGGGCACGCGGGCGAGACCGCCGCGTCGATGTCGCCGTATATGGGGACGACGGTTTGTGCCAGGTGCCAGACGATGGCGACCAGGCTGATCGGCCGGCACCTCTGCATCAGCTGCTACAACCGCCAGCTGGAGTGGATTAAGGGCAAGAACAGCAAGGGCAGCCGCCCGACCAAGATGAAGCCGCTGGCCAGGCGCACGGTGCGCTACTTCGCCGACGGCGCGCCGATCATCCTGACCCTGGATCATACCGCAAGCACCGAGGAAATGGTCGTCGCCGCGCTCCGCGACAGCAAGAAGCGCGTGACCTTCTCGTTTCAAGGCATGCCGCGCGGCATCGTACAGGCGAGGCTCTTCTGATGGCGAACCTCACGAACTCCAAGAAGGACGAGAGCCCGCTTCGCTGGGAGCTCGCGGACCACATCTGCCGCGTATGCTTCGCGCGCGTCCTCAAGCGCACGACATTCGACCACCGCAAAATATACCGCTGCAGCAACTGCGAGACCGAGCAGGAGGGCCCAGGCGCACACGTGCTGTGCTGCTGCGGGATCAAGGTGCGCGGGAACCGCGATGCTGGGATCCGCTGCGTGCCGAACCCTCGGCGCACGCCGGAGAACCCGGCGCAGATCATCGCCGAGCAGCTTTCGCAACAGACCCCTTCCGCGTAGGAAATTAATCATATAAAATACAGGCACCAGATCAGAAGTCAGGTGATCAGCCGGCCAAGGCGCTGACTTCTCTGGATTTTTCCATCACAACCAAATCTTCGGGCGCCTATCGGGCGCAACAACCATGAAAAAACTGTTGGCTCTCGTGTTGGTCCTCGCGCTGCTGCCGTTTATGGCGGTCGGCTTCATCTTCGAGTTCGTCGCGTTCGGCATCGAGTGCGGCCGTGGCGCTGCCCATGGCCTGCTTGGGCTCGCCTTCGACAAGGAAGGCGGTGGCGCATGAAACGACTTTACCTCTGCGGCCCGATGACCGGTTTGCCCCAGCTCAATTTCCCTGCGTTCAATGCCGAGGCCGAGCGCCTGCGCGCCCTGGGCTATGACGTGATCAACCCGGCCGAGCTCGCCGAGCCTGGCACGCCCTGGGCACAGTGCATGCGCACCGACATCCGCATGCTGCTGATGTGCGACGCGATCGCCATGCTGCCGGGCTGGGAGCGCTCGCGCGGCGCCAACTTGGAGTGGCTGATCGCGACCGAGCTCGGCATGCCGGTGCTGGTGGCCGAGATGATCGGTAACTCGATGTTCAGCGCCGTGCTACCGGCTGAGGCCAGCGTCGTCGAGCGCGCGCGCCACTTCGCCCAAACAGCGACAGTGGTTCGCCTGGCCAGCGAGGAACACCTGGCGGAGGCGGCGAAGGCCCACGAGCAGGCCAGCAAGTTCCTGCGCATGGCGGTCGAGGCTGCGGTGCGAGGTGTGGAATGCTGATCGCTGCTGTCACCTTCTTGGCCTCAGCCGGCATCGTACTCAACGAGCATGGCACGTCGACGGCCTTCAAAAAGCTCATCTGGTTTGCCTGCTTCTGCATCGGTTGGCTGCTGTGGGACCTGATTAAGCGGGGTGCCGCATGATGCTCACCCGCGAACAAGCCGCCCAACACGATGCTGCCTTCGCCAAAGCAGCGTTTATCCCGCGCTTGGTCTTGGAGGCGCTGATGTGCCTCTGCTGCCCGTCTGGACGTATTCGCGACCCGCACGAGCTGATGTACTTCGTGATGACTGGTCATATCGAAAGGCTGTGGTTGCGGGACCGCGCCATGGGGATCGTCGAGCACGACCGTATCCTGACCGGGCGAGGTGCAGCATGACCGCCCCGCACACCCAAGGGCGGCTGGTGGTGGGCCAGGACGGCATGCCTGAGCACCGCAATGTGGCCAACTTCCTCGAGAGCAAGTCCGGTCGATTGGTGGCCTATGGGCAGATGACCGAGGCCGACGCCCGCCGCCTGGCCGCGTGCTGGAATGCGTGCGAGGGGCTGAGCACAGCGCAGTTGACGGCCATGAAGCCGCCGGTGCGGGCGCGCATTCATGAGGTCGCCGAGCAGAGGGATGCTGCCATCGCCGAGCGCGACCAGCTGCGCGCCGAGCTCGACCAGGCGCGCGCGCTCCTGGCCGACATCCTGAAAGCGGACGACGAGGCCCGCGCATCCCTGCAGGCCCTGGGCATCGGCTTGACCGCGGAGGAATCGGAGGCGGTGACGCTGACCGAGCGGATCCGCGCGCTGCTCGACACCGACCAGCCGAACATGCTGCCGGCCCAGCCGCTGACGACCATCGCCGAGCAGGCCCGGCGCCTGGTGGATGCCGCTGGGCGCATGGGCGTGGTGCTGACCGTGTCGCAATCGCCGCGCCTGCCGCTGGCCATGGGGAACTACGAGACCGTGATCGAGGTGCGGCCGGCGCGGGGGTGCTACTGATGAGCCTCTGCGAAACCTGCACCAACCCGGGCGCGTGCTGCCGCGGAATGGTGATCTCCGACCGCCGCGGCGCGCTAACCGTCTGGGAGCGCGACGACTGGAAGGAGCAGGCAGCGGCGACGCTGGAGAACCGCTTGCCGGGCGCGCCATTCATCCCGATCCGACTCGAGCGCGCCGAGGGCGAACAGCGCGACCCGACGACACCCGAGGGCCATGAATACGGCACCGTGCACTGGGCCTGCACCAGGATCACGCCGGAGGGCCGCTGCGGCGACTACGAGAACCGTCCGCAGCTGTGCCGCGACTACCAGGCCGGCAGCGACCCGCTCTGTGTGATGCACGTGCCGCCTGCAGCCGGCGAAGGGAGCGCGCATGGCACGTGACACAACAACGGTTCGTGACCTTGCCCGACGGCCGGAAAGTCTGCTCGAGCTCAGAGGACTGGCGCCACCACTGCGAGGCGCTGGCGCTCTGCCGCATGCCGACCAGGGACAGGCGCCAGGCGCACCTGGACGCAGTCGAGCGGCTGAGGGGGAGGGCGGAGCGCCGGAGGCTGGAGGAGACGGCCCGCGCGCTGTGGAGCGTGCGCGGCGCATGGCGCTGATCAAGGCTGCACTGCCGGCCACCTGCGACGAAGTGACGGCTGCCACCGGGATCCCGCGGTCCTCGACGCGCAAGCTGGTGCTGGCGCTGCACGCGGAGCACGAGGTGCATGTCGTGGGCTGGCGGGTACCGCCCAGCGGTGGACAGCCGGTCGCCACCTACGCCGCCGGCCCCGGCGAGGATGCCAAGCTGGTGCTGCGCACGCAGGCCGAGCGCGCGCGCGACTGGCGTAAGAGCAAGCCGCTGGCTGAACCGGACACCGACGGGCGCCGCTGGCTCGGCCCGGCTGCGCGCAAGCGTGAGCTGGCCTCTGCCGACGCCACCGCAAAAACTCGTGACCCTATGATCGAAGCATTCTTCGGGCCCGCGCGGCGGGCGGCGTGAGGAGGGCGTATGCATCTGATTCCTGGGCTTTCGTTCGGCGGCCTGCTGTTCCTGCTTGTCGCAGCGCACGCGCTGGCCGACTACCCGCTGCAGGGCCCGTTCCTGTCCGAGGCAAAGAACCGCAACACGGCCGTCGGCAAGGTGTTCTGGCCGCACGCGCTGGCCGCGCACGCGATGATTCACGGCGGGTTCGTGCTGGTGCTGACCGGGTCGCTGTGGCTGGCCATGGCCGAGGTGCTGATCCACGCGGCCACCGACTGGCTCAAGTGCGAGAACCGCATCACGCTGAACCAGGATCAGGCTGTGCACGTGGCGTGCAAAGTGGCGTGGGCGGCTGCCGTGGTGCTGACGCCCTGATTCCTAATCTGGTGCGCTGGCCGCCGCAGGCCGCGCGCCGCAACGATTTCTAGCAGGACGCCGCCGCGCCGGGCGCTAATCGGGCGCATGGGAGACGACGTGAACGAACCGCTGCACCTGGAAACCGACGGCACCGCAATCAACTGGGACACCGAGCGCACGCGCACGGCGCTCGACTTTGACGCCACCGACTGTGTCGTGCTGGGATGCGGCGTGTTCTTCCTCGCGATGGCCGTCATCGGCGTCATCGGCACATTCCAGGGCTGGTGGGCCGCGTGAGCGACGACGACGATCTGTTCGAGCTGACGGCCTACGTCATCCCGGAGGGCGACGCGCACCCGGGCGCGCTGTTCGAGGAGCTGATCGAGCTCGAAGAGCATGCCCATTTCAAGGAGCACGAGATCGCCGTCGAGTTCCTGCTGCGCGTCGGCCCCAAGATCAAGGCCGGCCGCCAGGTGCTGGGGCAGTGCGCGCTGCCCGTGGTCCAGGGCGAGTTCCGCGACCTGTTCCAGCAGCTGCTGGCCCAGTGGTTCGGTCGGCTGCCGATGTTCTTGATCATCCTCGATCAGGAATTCTGGCTGGAGGCCGACGATACAACGCGCCGCGCCCTGCTCGAGCACGAGATGTGCCATGTGAAACAGAGCCTGGACAAGAATGGCGACCCGGCGTTCGACAAGGACGGCAACCCGAAATTCGGCCTGGTCGGGCACGACGTCGAGGAGTTCAACTACATCGTTGGCAAATACGGCCGCTGGAAATCTGACATCGCCGACTTTCTCGACGCTGCAAAATAGCAACACACGATTACTCAGAAATGATATAGAATTGGCTTGTCTTAATCCATTTCTATACATCCATGAATACCGAGATCATTGCACTGCGCGCGGCCGAGGCCATGCGCGACGAGGCTGCCAAGGTGGCCGTTGGTGATGCTGATTTGCTTCGCCGGCAGGGTCAACCGCACACGGCTGATGCCTACGAGTACGCGGCGCGCCGCATCCGCGCGATCGACGCCGGCAAGCTGGTCGACCAGGTCACCAATGCCCAGCCGAATCCGGACGAGCGCGCCGCGTTCGAGGCCGCGGCGCGCAGCGCCAACTTCAACGTCCAGCGCCGCGACTCTGGCGAGCTCTTCCACCCGATCACCGACCGCGTGCACCAGGTCTGGCGCGCTGCCGTGAGCTGGGTGCGCGAGACTGGCATCGCGGCCGTGGGTGGGAAGCCGGACGCGCTGTATCCGGGGTATGTGGTGCCTGCGACCGCCCCGGTCGCGCAGGAAGGCAGCGCCGTGGAAGCCTGGAAGCATGCAGCGAACGAGTGGGCCGACACAGCGACGAACGGCCTGCAATGGCTGCGCAACATTGCCGAAGGCGTTTCGGACGTGAAGGCGGCGATCGAGAACATGGAAGCATGCGTCAGGCACGCGCAGAGCATTTCCAGCGCCCTGCACCTCGCCGCTCCGAGCAGCACCGATGCCAGCGCACAGGCCGCACAAGCCGATATGAGGGATGCGGCGAGGTGGCGGGCGTTCCTCGGCAGCTCCCGCATCCGTCCGCTGGGTAGCGCCGGGCTGAATGAGCCGATGCCGAACAACTACGCGCACCTGGGCTTGGAAATGTGGACAACGGGCGATTGGAGTGACTGCCCGCCCGATCTGGCAAAGCGGCTCGCGCACGAAAACAAAGTCGGCATCGAGTGGCTCACCAAGTACGCCGACATCGCCATCGAAGCGCAGAAGGCTTGCACCCCGGCAGACGACAGCCAGCCCGCTGTGGGAGGTGCAGCGTGAGCGCCGTCGCAAACCGTAGGGCCTATCTGGCCGCGTCGCACGCTTTGGCGACCAGCATGCAGCCAACCGACGAAATGGTGCGGGCAGCCTGCACGACGCTGGCGGCAGTCCTCTCCGACTTGGCGAACATGAAAGTGCATATCTTGCCGCTGTTTCCCAATGATGTGCTCGCTATCGAGGCGCTGCTTCACCCCTCCCAGGAGGCAGACGACAGCCAGAAAGGGGGCGGCGATGAGTAAGCTCGCCAAGAAACAGTTGCAGGCCGCGCTCGACAAACTGGCGCGCGCCAACAACGCTGCACGGGAGGCGCGTGACGCGATCTACGGACACTGTGTTGCGGTGTACGGCGTCACTCCCGGTGAAATCGACAATGATGAATTTATCGACGGCGTGGATGGCGGTTGCGGCACTGCACACGGCATGACCGCCGAAGAATTCCACGAATCCATGATCGCGGCAGGAGCAGAAGGACAACCATGACCAACACTACCCAACCGAACAGCAGCGCAACGAGCGGCGAAGCGTGCCAAATCGACATGGATGGCACGCATTGCGACAAGCCGGGTTGCATCATTGTCAATTGCAGCGCGACCTGCACCGGCTTAGAACCTGTACCGCAAGCGGCCACCACGGAGCAGGCCGGAGCTGTCGGGTTCCCGCAGCGCATGAAGTACGGAGCGCCCCATAGCGCCGGATACGTGGACGGCTTCAATGCGTGCTTACAACTGTGCCAGCTCGCATCCCCTGCGGCCACCACGGAGCTGATCTACCAGATTGAATCAACGCTCAGGGATGGCATGCACTGGCGCGATACCAACGCCCAAGTCTACAGCGAGCACACTCCCGCGCACCGCCGCGTCGTCTATGGTTCCCATCCGGAAAGCGCGAGCCGTGAGAAGTGCGTAGCCTGCCGTGGCGCTGGCAACTTCACAATGGTTCGCGGCAAATTCGAGGCGACGTGTCCTGACTGCAGCGGTACGGGCCGCGCCCCAGCACCCAGCCGTGAGGCTGCTGTACCGCAGATCAAGACGTGGGAGGAGCGTAAAGCTGAGTTCGAAAAAGACGGCGCGAAGTGGTACAGCGACGAACAATACCGCGATGCCGAAATTGCCGACCTGCGCGCCGCCCTCATCGCCACGGGAGCGAACCTACACACG